TCTTTGTTTTGTCATCGATACTTAATTAAATCATATTAAAGACTAAATTTTTATGCCAACGTATACAGTTAAATACCAAGCTGGCACCTATAGTGGCAAACGAACGGTGAACGCTGAAGATGAGGAAAATGCTATTGCAAAAGTTCGTTCGGAAGTCAGAAAAAGCATGACTTGGCCAATGTACTATGACAGTTACAGGATTGTAATACTGAAAACATAGAATAAAAATATCTCGCCTGCTGGACACCCGATAGCCTAACCCGCATCGGGTTAAGGCGGTAAAAAACGTCAACCATGCATATAAGAAGCTATAGTGTAACGCTAATCCAAGAAGGCAAACAAATAGCCGATATAGACTTAGATGCGGAAAATAAGAAAGACGCATATGCCGTTGGAAAGTTCTTGGCAGAAAATATTTCCTTGGTACTTAGCGGCCATTATCGCGGAATGGGATTATCCGATCATTCTAAACCACCAAAGATAAAAGTACACGTATCTAATTATCAACCTAAAAAATAATTTCCATGTCAGATAAACAACTATCCAAAAAGAAACGGAAAGACATTGCTAAGATGTGGATGGCCGGGGTTGTTTTGGCGACAGGTGGCGATGCGATTGGGCCAGATCTTTCGGATGACGATATAGAGGGTATTTTGGAAGAAGTAGAAAAAATTGGCAATCGGATTCTAGGCGATAGGCCACTTTTCGGCGACTTAACCAAGATTATTAAATACGTAAAACAAAATAATTACTAATGAGCACCAAACAACTATCCCCAGCAGAAATAGAAGCTAACAAAAGATGGCCTACCAATCCACATGTTATGGATTATAATGATCGAAACAAAAGGCAATCTTTTATTGAAGGGGCTAAATGGCAAAAAGAACAAGATAAAGAGCTTTGGAGCAATTTATCCGGGTTAGTTAATATGGTGGAGAAGTTTATCCATCATGGCAAATGCCAGCCCGTTATCGATGTTAACGACCCTCTTTTGATCCGCTGCCATGAATCTATCAACAAATATCTAAACCAATAAGTATTTTATGTCAGAAAATAGATTTTACTCCCGGGCCATGGAAAGTTCGTTTTCTTCATGCAAGCGACCCGGAATCTGATTTTTTTGTAGAGGCTCCGAAAACAAACAAAAAAGCAGGCTACAACATCGAAGTATTAGGGTCGGAAGATGGACAAAATTATGAGAGAACAGAAATTGGCCGATGCTTATCTAGTCGCTTCGGCTCCCGAATTACTCGAAGCCTTGCAGGAATTAACTGACTATGTCGAAAATCAGGCTCTTTGGGATAAGTGCGGGCAATCCTATTACAAAGCTAAAGCAGCCATCAAAAAATCCTTAAATAAATAATCTCATGCAAATAGATTACTCGCCGTGGTATTTTAAAAAAATGCCTATAGCGATTACGCAAGATAATGTAAAAAGAGATGTTATATTATTTTTGTCTTGGTCAGCCCAAATCCACACATCTCCATACACCGTAGCTGTATTTCGCATAAAACCTAAAACATAAATAATGGATAACTTAAATCAGACCGCTTTCCCGTTTGTCAATCAAACGGGCAGCTCCTTAGAGGATAGAGAAATATTTTATGGATTATCTAAACTTGAATACGCTTCTCTAGTACTCGCGAGCGGATTTATGGCCCGTGAAATGCCGGCAGGGCAAATAACAAATTTGGATAAAGTAGCCGAAATTTCGGTAAAATTAGCTAAGATTATCCTAAAACTAGTCAACAAAAACAAATAGCCTATGTCACATCCTTATATAGCCATTTTAAGTGCCGTTGGTTGGATTCTTTTGTACGGTGCTATTCGTCAACGTTATTACTTTAAAAAACAAAGAAAATGCAACAATTAACCCTACTTGAATTTCAGGTATTGACATCGATTAAGATGGGCGACAAAAATTCTGTCCTATTCCCGAATACCATTATCCGACTAGAAGATATGGGCTTGGTGAAAAAGAGTAGAGGAAAATACAAAATCATTCCCGGATCTACATACAATTACTGTGGTAACTCTTATAAATTATAACGACAATGGAAACAAAGTTTTTTGAGATGCAACTAACCACCGCCAAAAGTTGCGAAAATATAGGTGATATTATCAAGCTACCGTATGTCTTAATCCCTGGCGATATAGTAACGCTTCCATCAGGAGCCTACGAGGTTATCCATAGAGGAATCGCGCCCTCTCCTGCTGTTCCTTATTATTTAGTAATCTTCGTTAAACCTATACTTTAATGGAAAAGACAATCACTCATAACAGAACCCCTTATCAGCAATCAATTATGACTGCAACCTACCCTGGCGTAGCAAGAGAGGCTATAATAAGAGGATTTGATGGATCATGGGAAAGACTCATTGCTCAGCGTCTTCGCATTGACGCCAAATCTGGAATATCTGAAGCTGAAGTATTACTTCAATACTGTGAAGGAGATGCGCTAAAGGCTGCTTATTTGGTCACTAATTCAAAAATTATATCATGACCACCACCAAACAACGAAAAAAGATATACCAATCGGCATTAAAGATGCTCGCAAATGGTACTACAGGGGGCATGTGCTGGGTCATTGGAATATCTACCCACAAGGGAAAGAATTTCGATTGGGACGATATAGAATCCCCTCACTTTCCTGAATTTCATTTACTTCACCCGATTAAAAACGGAGATAGATTTAATTGGAATATATCTTCCGAATGTTTGGACAAGACACAAGAAAACTCGCTTCGCCAAACAATATTAGCCTTTTGCATAGCTATATGTGAATAAATTGGACGGTTTAATAAACAGAATAAGGCCCGGTAAGTATTTATACCGGGCCTTTATTTGTTCTATCATGTGTAGACTATACTTTTGCTTTGATATGGGCGACGACTTTAGCCTGTAGTTCTTTCACCTCGACCAGCAGTTTTTTATACTTGGCACTTTTCATGTCTGGATAAATCAGACCTTCTATTTGAGTGACTATAGACTGGAATTTATCCTTGTCTGAAGCCTTGGCTAGGCGTTCTTGTTCTTGTCTTTCTTCCTCTTCTTTACTGGCTTTTTCTTCGGCTAATGCTTTTTCAGCAGCTTCCTTGCGGATGCGTTCAACTTCGGCCTGACGTCGGTCTTCTTCCTCGTTAGCCCTTTTTTCTTCAGCAATCCGACGTTCTTCCAACACCTGCTCCGCTTCGGCATTATGCTTATCTCGGAGTTTGGCGAATGCCTCATCTGATATAGATACCCCCTCTTCGAACGTTATAACTAAGTTCTCGGGATTGTCTTGATCCTGCCACTTCCATTTTTTAAACAAGAATTGCCCATTGCCGCCAACTTCTTTCAATTCGGCTGTTCTTTTGCGCCATAAAGTCAATTCCGCTTGATCTTTAAAAAGTTTGGCTCGCTGTTCGGCTTCCCGCTGCTGTTTTTCAATTTCTTGACGTTTGCGCTCCAACTCTTGTTCTTTTTCCCGGATAATCCGGTCAGCCTCTTCCTGCTTTTCGCGCAGGGTCTTTAGTTCGATACGGTCCCTTTCAGCCTGTTCATCCTTCTCTTTCTGCAAACGGTCGGCTTCTGTCTTGGCTACCACCTCCTTTTCATGTTCCTGTCTGGCATTATCAACGACCTTTTCGAATTGATCATCATCAATACCTTTAAGGAAATTGATGTCAATGGCATAGCCGTACTCAGCCAGCCGATCAATGCGAGTCTGAATTCGTTTCTCCTCTTTCTCCTGTTCTTCTCGCTTGATACGTTCTATTTCGGAATCTACCCAGTCTTCCTTTGATTTTAGGGCCTTTTCTGTTGGCTCGATGATATCGACTAATTCATTCTCCTTAGCCGAAATGGACTTGGAAACCTTAGTGAGCGGGTCCCGCATGGCCTTACCTTCGTTTTGGATATCAACGCGCGCTTTCTTCAGTTCCTTACGCAACGTAGACACCTGCTTAATGCCGTCCTTATCATCTACGCCTTTTATCTCTAAACCATCTGCCTTATCTTTTAAAGCAGTAAGTTCGGCCTTCCGAGTTTCGAAGGCCGCAAGTCCTGAAGAAATATTCTCAAAAATAATGGCGACCTCACTTTGGGGTTCTACCACGGATAAATCCTTTGACATTTGTGTTATTTTATTTTGATGAGTGGAATTTCGGCTGCGGTTACTATTCGCTGCGGTGTTTTCCGGTGCAAACGCTCGATCTCGGATAAGAATTCGCGGGCTTTGGTTACCTTTTGGGGAATAAGGACAATCATCTCGTCGTTTCGTGGGACGTCTTTTCGGATCATCCGCTCTTCCAGCGGGATATAGTCTTCTACGATCAATTCCCGCTTTAATTTTTCCAGTTCTACTAGATACTTGGGGTCTTCTTCCCAAATGACGCCGCTCCGGAAATAAGCCTTCTTTTGCTCTTCCAGATACAATTCTTCCGGGCAGTCTACCAAGACCCAGCTTACCCGGGCAGCAGGCTTATTATATAGCCACATGTACCCGTTTTGTTGGCAATCGTACTCCTTGGACACCGGTGTAAACAACCAAGGGAGAAGGGTTATCATTGACCACGGCGCTTTTACGTCCTCGATAATATCGCTTTCTATATCACACTCTCCTTGTATCCAATCGTTCTCTTTTCGGACGGTGTTTTTCACATATTCCTTCCTGTCAACGGCCGAAAGTATGTCGATGATCTTCCCCTCGACCATTTTCCCCTTTTTCATCTCCTTGGTCTCGACCTCAGTCTTAATCCCGTACTTCCATTCTTGGTAAACCTCGTATAAATGGGTCTTGGCCGTCTGGCTAAGGTTCCCTTTCTCCTTATCCTCCTTTAATTTGGGCTCCGTGAACAGATAATGGAGATTGCTACAGCGGCATTTCCAAGTGTCCCATCTTGTGCTATCGTCGTCTGGGTTCATTTCCAATATATTCGCCATTGCCAAATTTCCGTCCATACAGTTTTTATTTAGACAAATCAGTTGTGATCATTTTGGGTAGGCGTAGCGGTAAAGTAATCCGCAGATTTGCCGGGCTCCGGCTTCGCCGAATCCCAAACGAAGCCATATTTATGACCCATCCGTTTCCAAAATTCATTTGCCGCTTCTTGTGGGCCATCGCCAGTCCATGTGTTGCCTATTTTCATTACTGGCTCACGTCTGGATGCGATTTCCTTTATTTCCGAAAACTCTTCTGGGGTTAATTGATATTCTGTATTCATAACGTTTATGTATTATTTATTTTTGTTTCGCAATTAGCGTTTGTTCTTCTCAGTGTGAAGATATCTATCAGCCCAACTAGCAAAATCGGGAAAGTTCTCCTGAATCTTTGCTGATATTTTACGAACCATCTTTTTTTTCGGGATATTCCATTTTTTGTGCATTGCATAGGTTCGTAAAACGCTTTCTTGGCCGACTTGGGACTTAACCCCTTTCCTGCTTAAAAAGACGACTACTCCATGTGTAGTACCTTTCTTTCCTTTCTCCCAAGGCAAAGAACCATCCAGCGTGCGAGGTATGCCTTTGCCCCGACCAATATACTCACCAGTATAAAAGTCCATATCTCCGTTGATCATCATGTCTGCGATATCTCCCATAAATTGATATTTTTGATAACGGTTATTACTTGTTAATACACAATTCGTCTAATCTATTTTTATAATGAATCATCAGTTTACCAGGAAGGATATCGTATTTTGCTTTAGCTTCGATTAATTGTTCAACCGTCTGGGCGTTATCGAAGTCTATTTCAGCGCGTTCCCATTCTTTGTTATACGATTGTGGTGCTGCCGGGCCAATTGGTGGCGTTTCTCGAATAGAGCCAGATACTACCTCATTAGTTACTTGCCCTCTCATAGAATCCGCTTCTATTTTTAATTTAGCTGCGACGGCTTCTAATTGTTTATTGGCTTCCAGCATTCCGTTTTCTACCGGATTAGATAGATTTTCATGCATGGATATATCGGCTTCTATTTGGAGCGTGGTATCCAGAAAATTGGAATAAATAGAAAACTTTCGCTGAACTAATATACTTTTGTATTTCATAATTAAAAAGTTGGCCCGCATAGAAAATCACCTGGTGTGGAGAAGAGAGGGATCGACCCCCTACACGCCGTCGCGCGTTCTGCCAATTAAACTACTTCCCCATACCCGTCTTTCCGGGCTGTCCCGATTTGCAGATGTGCCGGACAATTGGTTTTGCTGGTCATCCTTCAGGAAGTTCGCTCCTATACTGCAATCTGGCACTTCTCTTCCTTAGCATTGCAGCGGAGAAATAAGTTTTAAAAAGTGCCGGTCTGTTCCCGGCTGCCACCATTAGTTTACGTCCTTATGGGCAAATCTATGGAGCGGCCCGCTGAAGCTTAGACGTTTTGCCGTTGAACCTATCTAACGCTTTAGTCAACGATTGGTAGGAGGAAGAAGACCGAAGTCTTGCCCATTAGACCAATATCGTGCCTCCCGGCCGGATTCGAACCGGCACCCATATCCTACTCAACGTTTTTTCAAATATGGGCCTTCGTATAGAGCATATACGACGCGTCTACCAATTCCGCCACGTAGGCAAATGCCGTCTTTCCGGCTGTCAGGCTTCTTTTTTCGTGTTTTCAAGGTATTGGGACGGACTAGGAGTCATCCCTCATGCCTTACTCACGGCATTCACTCACTGGAAAAAGTCAAACCGCTGTAAGTTTTGCACCCGTGGACGGCCGCGCCCCTACATTCCCGTTGGACGATAATTTCAGCAATAAGTTTTGCGGGGCGCTCTTCCAAGGACTACTCGCATTCCCGCGCCCGAGGCACGACTGCATTGCACCTATAGAGCCTCTGAATGGGTCTTATAACTTTCCCTTCGTTTTTCGGTGATGCTTTAAGTAGAGCGCAGCCTTTAATTGCCCGCAATATATTTAAAGAACTAACTTTTCAAAAATGGGAGCCGGTTATTCCTGTGTTGCTCCGACTCCCTTACCCTATGCTGAACGACCCACGAAAGTAATTTTAAAAGCCCCGTTTTGCCAAGAATGGTTATCCGGGGCCTATTGCTTGCTTGTCTGTCAGAAACAATTATTTCATGCCACCATAATGGCTACGTACCCAATCGCATGAATTATGAGAACTTGAACAACTCGAAATCAGAGCGCTAACCAATAAGGATATAATACCTACGTAAAAGAATGCTTTTTTCATGATTTATATGGGTTTTAATTTTCTTGTGTTTCCTGCAATTCAGGATAATCTATTTCTGTTTCCGGAAATTCTTTATAGAATACATACATATTATCCCAGTATCGGCGATGGCGGCCTTTCCACTTCTTTTCTTCTCGTTTGCCTTTAACGACTAAGTATATAAGGGCCACCGCAATGCAACCACCAGCAATTAATAGGTAATATATAAAAGACATGGCTTTAGGATTTTTAGCATTAGGATAGAGAACGGGAAAAACGGGTTAAGAATTTACATACTCCGTCAGCAAATCAACCATTTTGCGGCTCAAATTTGTCCTCTCCTTGGGGGTTTTTGCTTTCAAATTTTCCTTATCTATTTTTCTTTTTACCGATAGCATAAGAGATGGATCTATTCTAAACGCGTAACTCGCCTTTTTGTCTTTTTCGCCTTTCATGCCACTAAAGTAGTAAAATCTTTTTATCTTACAAAAAAAATCTTTTAAATATTTTTACTATCTTAGTCTTTCAAACAGCGGGAATCTCTTGAAACAGCCGCATTTTTTAATTATCAAAAAAAGATCAACATCATAAAAATTACCGAAAGCAGGATTCGTGGCCCCACTACTCCCTAATTATAATAATTAAATATTAGCAGAAAGGATACAATAATAATGAATTACTATAAGAAAGCCCCTTCAATAATGGAGGGGCTTTTAAAATGCAAACCATTGTGTCGCTATGAAAGAGATAAAAACAAAGCGTTGCCTCCTAATTTATCAGTTTGTACTGTGTTGGGATCAAAGGTTATTCCATTCAATGCTTGCTGGGTGTGCTGAAACATAGAAAATCCCCTGACGGGAATATCGTCGTCAAAATTATAAGCACGCCAATAAAACTTCACCGGTAGGTCATAAATTTGCGGCGGCGTCAAGCCGTTAGCCCAGCCAACGTATAGTCCTGGTAGATACCCGGCTACTGAGACCTGAGCCGCCCATTCTTTTACGTAAGCAATTACATCTACAGCAGCAGAGTCTTTAGAAACTCCTTCCAGATCCAGCCATACATTAACGCCAGAAGGTAGCCCTACAATTTCTTTACAATAAGCAGCGCAATAGCTCCCATAGCTTATTCCTAGCCCTGCTGTTGGATGCCAGCCATCTGGAGCGACGTGCTGCACTATGGCCAAGCAAAGTCCAGCATTTAGGATTCCTTGGGCCTCTCCGTTGGTCAGATTATCGCGTGATAAGTTCACATCTCTTGGCACATATCGGATGCAGAAGGACTTCCCCGCATTCTTAAAGGCGGTTGCCTGAGTCTGCGAAATAGGCTGATTTACATCAAATCCATCTGCACCATTAGGAAGCGATTTAATAATACCCGATAGAGGTGTCATTGTGCATCAAATTGAGAAAGTGTATAAAACAAGAGAGCCAATGACGCAATCAGAGTGAACAAACACCCTATAATGCGCCATTGGCGTTCCGATTTAGATTCTTCAGCCATGTTAGTTGTTCAGGCCGTTGATGGGGCCAGTAACCGCCATTAGTTTATTGGTTGAGGTATTATATCCTACCCCTACAACCAATTTGAAAGGCAATTCCGCATTAAATATAACCTGCGTTGATACCGTAAGGGCGGCCACACCAACAATGCCAGTCCCAACAGCCCCACCCGGCCCTCCCAAAAGAGATACCCCAAATTTCTGATAGAACCTTTGCTTGGCCGCATCCCACACGTCATTCTCCCAGCCAATACCATAAACAACTGCGACGGCGGAAGTCGAAATGCTCAACGGTTTGAACGAAACACCATACAGAGCGCCGGCCCCTTGCAATCTCACTCCTTTAAAATTTGTCCCCGGCGTGAGAGTGTCGCCTAACATTATCGCATGTGCTCTAGGGGTGGCTGAGATAGATATGCCGGCCGGATGAGCAATTGGGGCAGTGATGCTTTGCGCATGGCATACACTTCCCAAACAAATGAGTAAGATGATAATGCCGACTTTTGGGGACGCTTTTACTACTTTGCCCGTCGACTGTGCGTTTAACGTGCCATTCGCAATTTTGGCCGTTTTAGCCTTACTAAGATAACCCCACACTATCGGAACCGACAGAATAACAAAGGAAGTGATGGCGGCTAGTTCGCTGGAATTTAACAATCCGGAACCTACTAGCAATCCTCCAGCGCCTTGCAGCAGTTGACGAACGAGGCTTTCCAATGTTTCTTCTGTAGCTGTGCCATTATAAATTGACCACCCTATACTTCCGGCTGTGAGCATGCCGCCAGTAATTGTGTCCCATGTTGGCCCCAAAAGAGGATGTCCGAAAATGGTTTTACCAATGAGAAAGGTTCCTATCAGCGTCAACAATGCGCGGACTAAAGAACCAAGTGTTGAAGTGTTCATATATTACTTTTAATTAGGAATATGATGTTGATTTAATTCCACAGAATTTAGCCTTCCCTTAAAATCTTCGTCATTTAATTGAAGCTGATTAACGATTGGCTTTATCTCTTCTACGGAATTTATTCTTTCTTCCAATACGGCCAATCGGCTATCTATTTTATTTAAAGTCACTATAACGCCGATTATCCCCGCCACAATTAATGACTGAATGACATTTGAGAACAATTTATCCATCTTTATAGGGTTAGTATTGGCAGGCATAAATATAATAATTTTATCAATTATGGTAAAGTCTGCTTCCTCTATGTCTTAAAAAAGTATTTGACGGATTTACAGTGATCGTGTCATAGGCTACATTTGTTTTCCACATTATATCAGTAGTGCTGTCTTTGAAAATATAGGGACCGGGAACAGATAATCCAGATATGGGAATATTAGCTCCCGTATTAAATGGCATGACAGGCGTAACGGGGCCTGACACAAAAGTTACCACATTAAGATACTCTTTAGACCCAGACGCATATGATATGGAAGGCGTGATTGTAGCTGACGTAACGCCAGATAAAACTTGATTGGACGAATGTACTGCAGGGGCCGCTAATGTCCCATTATAACACCCTGTTCCCTGACTGCAATTGGTAGCTCCCGGATTGGCTATGCAATAAAAACAAGTAGGGGTGATAAGTGACCCACTGGTTATGGCAAAAGGAAATATTTGAATGGGATAAGGGATATTCACCATATCTGGATAGGTTCCATTTAGCCCCCCTGCTGGATAATCGCAAGAAGCCCTATTGTCCATTATTTGCCCCGACTTTCCGCGACCCCATGCCCACGATTCCCCCTTATTATTCACAAAAACAGCATTCCAGCAATTAGACGGACCCATATAACCACATACCCAATTATGCGTACCAGGGCATACGCTCACCCAAGAGGAAGTTAGGTATTCTCCTAATCCATTATCGTACGCATATGGTTGGGGAGTCGATCCAGCAGGAGGAGGACTGACAGAATATCCATTCATAGGATACATTTGTCCATTACCGATTTCTCCGCATATATTATCTCCGCTAGATATAAGACAAGAATCAACACCAGATTTATTTCCGATTAAAAACACAGCCCCAGCATCCGCAAATGCTTTTTTGGCTAAGAAAGTACCCACCGAAGCAGAAATGAAAGATGTTATATTTTGTGGTGTATTGGATGTAGATGCGCTTGGACCAGCAAAATACTTTGGATGATCACCAATCCCCAATGTCTCGCCGTCGTCTAAGACAATAACGCCAAAAGGACCCGCATCGGCTATATCAACCGCATATCTACCTGATGGCAGTCGGATGGTATCTGGAAGTGTATAAGGCACCGTTGGGCTACTTCCTCTCCCCAACTGCGCCTTATTGTTAGCTGCTGCCCAACTCCACACATGACCCTTACTGTCCAACGCCAGTAATACATATTGTCCCGTTACTTTAATAATATGTGTTCCGTTGGGAAAAGTAGCCCACACAAAAGAAGTTTGATTAACCGCATTATCCGTTCCATTACCATGCAGGCCGCCAGCTAGTTCGCCGGCTATTCCTACTTGTCTTCCTGTAGTACTATCGGTAGTTACGATTACATCTGTCCAATATGGAGAGGTATTTGAAGCGGTACAATATAATTGAGTGACTGCCGGAAGTGCAGTCCCCGCACTATCAACAGTGATATTTATAGGGCCGCCACACGAAACGCCAAAAACACTACCGCCGACATATAAATTACCAGGAGCGATAGGGCCAATATACCCGTCATCATGCGGGCCACCGAATATTTCGGCAACGTAACTCGGCTGTCCTGTACAAGACTGAGGCACGACATTTAAGATATGATACGCCTTGTGCGTTGACGCCCTATACACAAGATTGCAGTATTCCGCCAAATAAGGATGATCCACCGTGTCTGGGTTCTGACCCATCAAAATAGTTGGCAATAATAATATAATTAAAATAAATTTCATTCTAAAATCCTATTATGTAGCATGTTTTTATTATTTACTCTAAATACCAATTTGTAGATCCGGCTACTATAATCCTACTTATCCCAGCCGTTATAGTTAACGTAGTAACTTGAGATGTATCATATATATGATCACCAGATGCAGCATTTAGTGTGATGCTCGCAGAACCTGCATTCTTAATATAATATTTCTTCCCTTGAGAACCACTTAAAGAAGGAAGAGTCCATATTGTTGCCGAAGATCCGGTAAATACGTAATCAGAAATACCGGAAAGAGTTAGTGTTGTAGCAGAAGTTTCTGATAAATTAGTCTCAGAATTAGTGCTGAAAGAATTTATGACAACCCAAGTAGAGGCAATATCTTGAATTACATACCAAGTATCTGAATTTAAAGTGGTCAATTTAGTTGACAAATCAGGGAAATAGACATTTGATAAGAAAGACCAAGTATTAGTTCCCCCTAAATTATAAAAACTTATCTGCCTCCCACTTCCCGTAGCTGACGGAAGGGTTATTGTTAGATTAGATGAAGGAGCGCCAAGGTAATATATAGGTACCCCTTCGGTAACTGTTAAATTTGAGCTAGTACTTGGAGAATTATATCCAAAATATAAACTTGTGAATAAATTAAAAATGCTCGTACCCCCGGACAAACTCAAAGTTTGACCATTCATATTTATGGAGGTTGATTTATTTAATGTTCCACCTAAAGATATTGTATCTGTTCCTCCAATAGGTCCGGTTATTGTCAATCCATTTAATGCCTTAAGCGTATCTGTTGGCAAAGAAGGTGCAATCTTGGCAGCTATGGCGGACCATGTAAATCTACGCGTTGAACTGTCTGGCATCCATCCCATAAGACCAATTGAATTTGTCGTGTCTTGAGACATGCCAGTATATTTCCACGTTCCACTGCCGCCTAAAGCTATTGTTGTAGCAAAACCAGTTCCAGTTATGGTATTGGAGCTACTAAGAATGGACCCCGTTGTTATAACTTGCTGCAATGTTTGAGACCCCCCTCCCGATATAGCACCCTCGATCACATTTCCCGAGGCATCCACATTAAGCGCATATGTTGGTGTGCCCGTATTTGTGCCTGAGCCATAACCAGTAATCGCCATCTTTCCACCCGAAGGTACTATGATCAGTTTTCCGGCGCTGTTGGTCTGCCATGTGGTATAATGAGTGGCATCATAATGGGCAGCCAACTGCGGCTGAGTGGTGGACGTAATTTGGACCAACCCAGTAGAATTATCAATAGTACCGCCGACGAGAAATTTTTGCAATTCGGTGAACCGTGCAGCTTCTGCTTGTGAGCTGCCATTGGTGCGTGTCAGAATTTTTAAGCCCGCGCTATAATCCCCAGAGGTGGAATTGGCCTTGTACCCTTTCAACATTGCGCCGCCCGTATATTGAGGGGTCGTATTGAACTCGACGCCGAAATTGATCGTCGCTCCATTTCCAGCCGCCATGCCACTATTATCATTCAGCATCAGTGTTCCCGCATAGGGTTGTCCAGGCTCTGTGGCCAGAATCTCCATCGGTGAATATTGGGCATTGTTATCTGTAGAAGTAGACGGCGAGCCTACAAATAGATGCTTGACATTTGTCGTTTGGGTATTATCCAGCGATAACACCTGTAACAGAGCCGAAGGTGTGGCGGAGTTATTCGTCCAGAAATCCATCTCTCCGGGCATGTTAGTGGTAGACGGTGTGCCGGTCACCCGAGCGGAGATAAGGGCCGCTACCTGCGGTACGGTACCATTATAGCCGCTGAATTGAAAGCCACCCAGTGAGTCGCCAGAAGATGGAGTGCCAGGCGATGCAAATGAGCCACGGGTCTTGTAGAAATTGATATAGCTGCAGCCCGTTCCCGCGACCGATCGTTGAATCATAATTCCCGGCTTCAGCGCGCCGGACTCATTATGAAAAAGGTGAAAGTCCATTTTCGGGGCAGTGCCGACATTCAACCCCAGAGCTATATTAGTCGGATCAAGATAATAGTTTCCAGACTGAGCAAGCAGTCCAGAACCATCCGTGTACAGAAGCTGATTGGCTGTAGATCCCGATACGCTGCCCCCTATGGCCATCCCTGCACCACCACCACCTCCCGAAGTGCCGTAGATGTTAACTGGATGAACGCTTGTTGTGATATAGTACAGGCCGCCAGTGATTGTCGATCCCAGACTATCCTGCACAGCACAGAGCATTGGGTAACTTGAGGACGAAGGAAGGTCCGAAACATGCGTGTAGAGCGGGATAAATAACTTTCCTCCTTTCCCGCCCCAGCCGTAAAGCATCTGTGATCGCGCCGTAAACGCTATCGAACAACAGAGTATGAAAAGCAGCTTCTTCATTTATTTGCCATTGATTGAAAGGTGAAAAACATAAGTCGTCGATGGATCAAGCGGTATGGTCCCGGATGTGATTAATGGATAATTGAATGATCCGGTATAAGTAGCCAGCGGCATTGCATCCCCTGCCAACTGCTTGGCTGCCGTGTTGGCGGGGGTGATCACTGGCGCGATACCTACTGTCGACCAAGCAATATCAAATCCATATACCATTATGGTGGCGCTAGCCGCCGGGCTTGTTCCGGTCGCGATAGTTATATCCCCCCCCAAACTGGTTGAGAAGCCGGATAGGGTCACCGTCCCGCCTGTACCCAAACCCGTTCCAGTAGAGAAAACAAACGCAGCCCCGCTGGCTCCTTTCGGCCATGCCACAGAGTAAGCAGTGCCGTAGTTGTGCTCGTAGTAATATCTTGTGGCAGCGGCCACCGTGCTGGTGGCGAAAGCAGGCCCGGGCCCCATTTCGTTCAGCGTCACATTGCTGTTAGCGCTCAGATCTACCGAATCACCGGTGAAATTGGTGCCAATGACATTGACCTGAAGCGGAAACGCGGCATTCACATATAGACCGTAGCTCGGAGTGAGGGTATTGGAGATATTCAGGTTCTCGAGCGTCACCTGCTGGTTTGCCAGAGTAGATTCGATCCGGATAAGAGATCCAACGTTGTGCTCGAACCAGGTTCCCCGCATCGTCAGCATAGAGACGCCTACCGTATTGGGGTTGGTAAAGTGGACACCGCCGGTATTTGTATTGTGCGTTGTTCCTTCATCGCTGATATCTCCGCCTTCGATGATGATACCGCCTTGGGTTTGATTGACATTGAAAGCCCAGCTTGCGCAATTGTAAATGTGGCAGTGGACGAAGGTAATCAGGTTAGGAGCCACAAACCCACCGGGGGACCGGTTGATCGTGTCGGCATTGACTGCTATCGGGCACCATTTGATCAGCATATTATTAAACTGACCAGTAAGAGTACCCTTCAAATTTAATCCTATGGAAGTACAAGAATCTATCGCTATATCGTTCCATTTAAACCAATAAATATATTGCAAATTCATTCCAATAGAAGCCTTATTATGCCCTTCTAAAAGCATAGCACTAATGGGAGCATATCCATATCCTGGGGCATTCCCAACATTAGTTCCTGGAATAGTTATAAATGTATTATTATTCCATTTAATCATAGTATCCCCAACTACTATTTCAGATAGTATTGTATTGTTAATACCTGCCCCCATTATAGAAACATTAGGCATCCCAGTCATATCAAGAGAACTCCATGCCCATACTCCTGGTGGTATCCACACTGTTCCTCCTCCATGAGAAAAAGCAGAATCAACACATGCTTGAACATAAGGAGATATATCAGTTCCAGTACCGCTCATAGACATAGTTACGCCATAGTCAGTAACCCGGTAAAACGGCAACAATACTGTTCCTGTTCCGCTTGAGTTTATAGTAACCCCGCCTACATGAGTTACCGTGTCTATTGTCACATTTGTTCCAGCAAATAATTCTCTAATAGCAGATGCGTTTAAATTGAATAAAGGGAATCCTCCTGAAGGAGTATTGCTTAATGATGTCTGTATGCTTGATACCGGCGCTTGAATCACATTACCGGATACATCGGACTGAAGAAACGCTAAGGGTGTTCCAGGAAAAGAAGTTGCTGTTGTATAGTTATTTAGTTGGACCTGCCCGGTTGAAATTAAAGTAATTCCAACGGATGCCCCAACAGATAGGCTTGATGAAAAACCACTAGCGCTTGCCAACGTTGCGGCTGCATCTGAATTAAATACTCGAGAAAAAACATGTGATGCGGCATTAGTTAGTGTACCTATTTGGTAGGTATTATTTGCCGAAAAGCTAATATTATTCCCCATTATAATTCCGCCATTAAATGTTTGCGGATTTGTCACCCATGTATTGCCATGAGCCAACGCCAAAGAAGCCACTACCGCTCCTGTTGTCGGAGTAATGTTCAACGTACCGTCTGAATTAGAAACAGATGATACCGTGCCGCCGCTGCTGCCTGTCGAATCTAATATTTCGTGTAATCTCCCACCAATCGTGAATTTGATGCTATCCACCCCTGGCGTACGCCACAATGTATCTAATCTATCGTTAACCGATATTACATAAGGAGTTCCTAAAGTTCCCGATCCCGTTAATGACCCATTTGATCCTGAAAATGTGACAAGTCCTGTAATATTTGATAGTTTACCATTAAATGTATTCCAGTCTGTTGATAACAAATAACCATTTTGAGATGTTCCAGCAGCTTGCTGAGTAATTGTTAAAGCATTTGCATTGGCAGAAGAATCCCATCCAATACCTGCTGAAGTGCTTCCAAATACTGTCTTGATGTTATTTGTATTTGGAATAGCCCATCGATATCCTGTTCCGACATTAGAGTTTGTATTACCGCTTCCGCCGCCTCCCGTATTTGATATAATACCACCGGAAATAGATATCCCTGTACCGGCAGTCATATTCACTAAATTTCCTGAATTATCATATCCGACAATAGTATTGGCTGAATTTGAAAAATTACCCAATAGACCGGAAAAGTTTGACGTAACAAGTCTAGTCCCCGTACCTGCCAAAGAATTAATACTGAAATTTCCACTATTGTCAATATTCGCCCGGTTGGATGAATTTGTTTGAAAAATCAAAGAATTTCCTACGGAGGATAATATCAATGGTGTTCCGCTTATGGTTAACTGTCCTCCACCGCTACTAAAAGTGGATATGCCGCCACTTGTTCCTCCTATCAAAAGATTACCATTGCTTGTTCCCAAACTTGAACCTATCGACAATGTATTACTGGATGTGTTGTACAAGAATTGACCCACTCCGCCTAGTGTCCCAGAATTATTGAAAATAACTTGCTGATTGGAACTTGAAATGGCGTTCTGTTTATTCCCTATTTGTGATGGAGTTACATAAGTAGTTCCGCTATCTCTTTTTCGGATAAAGAAATTTCCCATAGCTGCGCTATCGGCATTAAACACCTTAGTTGTCCCGGAGATAGATTGAGTGATCCATAACCCCGGATTAACAGCAGAATCTACACTTCCGGAAGTATTGCACGTTGGACACGAAATTACCCCTGTAGATTGATTGAAAGATATAGGAGATGTTCCGGATATGGCATTAAGGCCTACTTTGGTCGCCAATTGCCCGTAAACGCCATTTCGCATAGTGTCTACTGAAAACTTTGTAGCATAAGTAAGACTGTCTGAAAAAGATAATATTTGACGCCATGTATGTCCTCCTGAAATCACCGTGTCTCTATACCATAAATGCCTAGAGCTATCGTCGTATACAATTCCACCTAAAGTATCAAGGCCCGAATTTAACCCAAAACCATTTACGGGATTGAATCCATGTATATGCGGGGCATACATATTCAAAAGAGCCCTCCAACGGGAGTCTTGTACGGTTACAGAAGAATTTGATCTGGGGGGCGCAAACGTCTGAGCGGAGGAAGTTATTCCAACGATCACCAAAATGAAAAGTATAATGAGTTTCTTCATATTAAAACGTTTGAGGCCCATTGATGAATATCAAGAACAAATCTGCCGAAGTATAAGTGCCGGGGATAAGAATTTGGACACCAGACACGCCTCCGACTATATCGGGAGCCCATGTGCTATTAGGATAAGATGGAGATGCGGAATTATAGGTTAAAAATCCTTGACCTTGATAATAAACAATCAGATTAAACCCAGACAAAGGATTGCCAGATGGTGGAATATATTTATTTGATCCATTTAAATCAGCCCCAGTAAACATTATAATTCCATTGCTGAAAAGCTGGTTATAAAGACACTGCTTAACCGATCCCCACGTACGGAAGGCATATCCCCCAGTCTGGCCTGCTACATTTATGAAAAGGATTTGTTCGTTGTCGGCGGGGCACCCGGAGGCCAGCGGCGCTAGTGTAGAAAATTCTCCTTGACAAGGTGCTGCCATGATATTAGTTTAAGAGTGCGCTACACCCATTTATAAGAATTTGACAATTATTCATTAAAGCATTATGCTGCGAACATCCACACATCTGAACTTCACACCCATTGATCAATATCATGCACCCGTTTATGTACGGGAAACATTCTACACATGGACAACATTGACAGTTGGAAGCTACATATTGATCGTAGGCCGACTGAGATTGGAATAAAGTACTTCCAAAAGTTTGTTCTCCATACTTGACAATGAACGCTCTTTTGGCTATAATGACATTTACCCCTGCATCATAATCCCGGTAGACCATTTCCCCAATGGGTATCACCCTATCGCACTGAAATGTGAAATTTACTGGCGATTCCTGTATCTCACCATTGACTATATCAGCCGGAAAAATAAAGCTCTTAGCCAACTCATTTTGGCCGAAAGTTAATGAAAATCAGTAAGGGAGGAAGTGAATGCATCCCATTTGGGGGACAATTGTATTACAATTATATAAAGGAGATGCCCGCTTTAGAAAGACGTTCTAATGACTTTTTGGCCTTATCTACACTGTCCATTTTGATAGAAATATCGAATCCCTCTATTGAATAAGCAACCTCTTTGGCTTTTTTTATGGCTTCGTCCATGGTTCTCCCTAATCCAACTACGGCCCCCATTTCTTTCATTTTTTGACCGTTGGGTGTGTAATATGAAATACCATCGTCGTCAATGACCAAGTTCTTTATCTTTACAAATTTTTTATTCTCTTCTGGAATTTTTATGGGAGATGGGTCTGTTTCGGCTAAATCAGATTTTATTATAAACTGACAGGCATATTCGTAATCAAATCTTATTTCAGGTATTTTACCACCAGCAATCGTCCAAACTATTTCTGGGAAATTAGTCCACCAACTTGTTAGGATGGATGTGGGTGGCTGTCCAAAACGACAAGTGTAATCGAGCATATACCCCACCTTATCTTTGCCTATGATAGTTTCATTAGAGAATATACCGTTATACTCCATATCATTAAAGATCGGGGCAAGCCTATCGGTAATATCCTTTACTTGTCTTGGCAACGAATGATAAGGCACCATCCTCGTTATATACATACAATCTTTAACTTCTAGACCGGCACTACAATAATAAGTATACGCTCCATTGGCTGTGGGAATATCAATACCTATTTCGGATAATCCGTCGATATGGTGTTCTACTGTATATTTTGGTTGATTTTGGAATATCTTCAATCCTGATTTAATTCTTTCAACTTCACCTTTTGAAAAAATCCAATCCTTATGCTCCCATGTTTCTCCATCCCCTCGAAGTCCCCCCTTAACCCAAGAATGCGGCGCATTTTTCAATATTTCAGATAAACCATCAACACCATCAGCTTCGTAATAAGGGCCAACCGGCAGACCCAACTCTTTTAATATTCTCTTGCCTAATCTTCTGTCATTTTCTAATTCTGATGCAAAAAAACTACCGAATACTCTCTTACCTAAATTTTTCCAATGTTTCTGAAGGTAAGGTTCATGTGCGTCCGTAGTTACAACAATACTACATTGATCTATAACAGAAGCCCATTCCTTTACCCGTTCGATATTAGGCACATTACGAGCCATATCCATAGCCTCGTGAGAAGGATTGCCATTCATCACATAAGGACCGGTATAGAAAACACGTTCGAAAGACTCCGCAAGACGAATAGCGATTTCCATCTTGTCATAGTAGTCATATACTAAACAGCATTCATTGGACAAATCCATAACACTAAGTTGTTTTATATTTCCAATAAAATCCTTTAAATACAATTCCGCTAACACAGGCATCGGATATCCCATGCCTATAGGCTCCTATATTGTCTTTTTCAGCCCGATTGAGAGAAAGATATTCGGATATAATTTCTCCTTCTAATGATATTTTTAATACATTAGGGAATCCTCTGGATTTCTTTATTTTATTTATGGATTCGTCCGTATGTTTTTTACCAAAAAAACTATTTTTTTCATTTCTCCTATCTTCGGACATTTTTGCTTTCGTTTCATCCGATGCTTTACGACCGAAACTATGACAATATGGTCCCCTTTTTCCATACGCCCAATGTTTTTCTCCTTTTTGAGATTCACTCATTTTTTTGATTGACTCTTCGGAATGTTTTTTACGGTAAAATGGGTTGTCTTTTCCCATTTTTTTACCCTTTTTTATGGCACTAATTTTATCTCCCGTTTCTTTTGGCCTTTTTCTACCTCTATGAAATTCAGCCAATCTAGCATATTTTTCCTTAGAAATAAAACACTTCCCTTTTCTGCTTTCGCTCATCTTCTTTTTGGTTGATTCAGAATGAATCATACCTAATACTCCATCGCCTCCGTTAGTTAAGTTACACAAAATGCCACCATTAGATTTCCTTCCATACAAACTAATAAACTCCTTTTCTTTTTCAATAGCATCTTCCCACGATATATTATCCACTATTATTTGAACCTCATATGAAGTATTTTTAACTATATTATGCCAATGCCTATTTCTGTCCAGCATAGAATTAGCTCTTGTGTACTTTCCATTATCATCACTACCTATACCAATATAAAATGGCTCGTTCTTATCAAGTCTTATATGTCTATATACGTATGCCATTATTACTCTTTTATAGGTTGAATAAACCACCCTTTACCGTATCGTTCGCTATACCAGTTTTCTTCGAGATATTGGGAATCTAGCTTTTCTATCTCTCCTGTTGCTGGATTATATATTGTAAAGAATCCGTGTCCTTGACCTAGAACAACGCAGTAATGCCCGTCCTTGCCGTCTTCGTCTTCATACTGGTAGTTAATGATAGCTGGCAAGAATTCCTGTAAAGATGATATATGGGCATTGTCCCAGCTTACCCATTTCATTCCAAAATGCTTAAACGCCTTTTTAATCCCCTCGTGAGAAGTGCCATCCTCTTCCGTGGCCCCCATTATTGGCTCCAAAGCTTCTGGCAATACTTTGTGACCGTGTAATCCCAAAAGAAACCATGCGGCATATATTCCACACGTATAATTCTTGTCTTGTTCTATTGGTCTCACAGTTCTTGTTTATATAAAGTTACCATTTCTGCGGTTTGATACCAATCATCTATATGCTCAACCGCTTCCGCCCCGAATGATTTATTTAGTTGCAACGAGCCGTTATGCCGGGCGTGTCCTACGACTATTTTCCAACCTTCGGCTCTCAAATAACCTAGCATATAAGATTTAAGGATGCCCCCAAATCCCTGTTTTTGAAACTTAGGTAGAATAGTATTGGAATAACAGTATACAGCTTCTTTACCGTAAAATGGATCAAGTCCATCGTAATCTTGGTGCTCATCTGCATCCCAATCCTGCATAAGGTCTAATGGAAGGAAATACGTTTCTCCTATTAGTTCTCCCGTTTCACCATCTTTCAAATAAACAAACTCCGCCCCTTCTTCAGCCAATTCTTTTTTATCTTCCAAAGACATGGATAGGTTTTCTGGATAAATCGATTCAAAAACCATTGATTCCTCTACGGGAATGTTATGAACAAATTTTAGTATCATTTGCTTTGAATTAAATATTTTTTAGCTAAATCTGGATTGTTTAAAGAACGAACGTAGTCTTCCATGTTAACTCCGAAGTCATATTTTTCTCCTGTATTGGTCGATCTATATGAAGTAGGGTAGAAGAGACGGCTTGTGATACTGCCTAACCAACCGTCCACCGGAGATACTTCTCGGTCAAGATAAGGACTAGTTCCACTTGCCGTTCTAAGACCTCTTTTTATGAAGGCAATTTCTTCCGGCTTTAGTCCGGGGAACCTATCCGTTTTTCTCAAAAGGTATTGCTCATATTGGATGTTTGGTATGATAGATGGATCAATGGCTCTATCTGGATTAGCGGCATTCCATTTTTTCAAATAGGATAACCCTAAGGTTTGATCCCTTTTGTCCAAATCAGCCTTCCCACCTACGCCTTCCTTTTGCAGGTAATCCAAAAAGTCGTTCCAATCCTTCCGCTGCATGACAGAAAGAGTCTTATACCCTTTTGGCGCGTCTTTGTATTCATCAGAAGGCGGTGTCCCCCCGCCGCCTTTGCCACCACCCTCTTCTGCCATATAGTAAAGTCTTATCATTCTGGATTTTCTTCGTTTTGACGGTAAATCTCGTCTATTTGCTGATTCATTTCATTCATGATTTGCCCTCGACGTTCGGCCTTTTCTTCTTTGGAAAGACTTGTGTTTGTCTCCACTTCAGTAATTTGATCTCGATAAGCCTTTTGGGTAGCCACAGCTTGTTTATAATATCCTTCTGATAATGCGCCCTTTTTGCTGAACCCTGGAAGATGGATGAGATAATCGGATGGGCGAAATACTTTACGCTTCATTGGGTTTCCGTTTTGATCCACATCCTGCCATTGACCCGAAGCGTATTTTTGCTGAATGCTTTGAATTGCGCCGCCAGCTAATGGCCCGGCTACTTTATCGATCATTGGAATCGAATTCATGATGTGGTTGATGTGAGTCAAGGCGTCATCCGAAACCGCCCTTGCCGTAGACTCGCCATCTACTATTTTATTTTGATATACCTGAACCAGAGACAACCCAAACAATGCGGATTGAAGTTGGGGAGCGTGTTCCATTATTTTAGCCGCCGTCTCCGGAACCACCCAATCTCCTATTTTTATTTCAGAGGTCTTTATCTCTGGAACCCCTGTTTCCAATTCTCTTTTTAACTTCTTTTGGTCTTCTGCCGTCTGCCCCTTATGAGCGAATCCGCCAAAGGCCGCATGACCCAAGACGGCCAACGCGTATATGCCTAGTCCAAATCCACCTTTACGGTAGGCCCTAACAATAGCAGCGGCCTTATCGGCATCCATTTTTTGCAACTGTTCTCCCAATTCCTTTTTGAACTGTGCTCTTTCATTTTCTCCCCACTCTGACTGAAGGACTATTTTCTTTGCTTTTAAATATTCCTTGCCGGCAATCCAAGAGCCGGTTAATGCCCCTAGCGTATATTCCATAATCCCTTCGTAGAGCATATTAATAGGAACACGGGTAATAGCTACATCCGCCCGCATAAGGTAAGCCAACCCCTCTCCCAACTTTCTCGTTTTAGACCCTTCCGTACCAATTCGTTCTACGGCATTGGTGGCCGAATTCCATGCATCGGTTATAGCGTTACTCTCTTGATACTTGCCTCTTTCAAAGTCTTGGTAACTTTCATTAGCAAGTTCCAATATCTTATCAGCCTTTGATACATCTACTCCATTTTGTACGGCATATTCCAAGCGAGCCATGAACCCAGCAGAAAAGCTAAATCTTCCTGAAAAATTCTTTAATGCAGCATGAGAACGACCGAAGAAGTTGATGAGGTACGACCAATTATCTATATCCGACAAGGACCGTTTAGACAACAATGCCTGTTCACCTCTTTTGTCCCATGCTTCCCGGTCAAAATTGCCCATATTCCGTTCTAACTCAGTAGAACGATGAAGAAACACATCCCACCCTTCAGACAAAGACTTCCCTGAAATAAAGTCATACATTTTATACCCAACGGAATTTACAAGGGCATCATTCTTAGCATTCTGCAATTGGCCCAATTTTTTCTCAGCAGAACGATATTCGTCCGTATCTTTTCCAACGGCGTATTTGATTCGATTGACCTCTTTTTCTTGATCCTGAAAATCCCCTAATGCCTTATGGTATTTATCAGAAGCGTCTTGGTACATTTTACCTATCTTATCTTCGCTATACTGTCCAAGATATGCCTTCCATCCACGTTCTATTTGTTTTACGTTACTTCCTTCCCCGCCTGCCTTAGCTCGTTCGGATACCGTCTTAGTAAAATCAGTAGGTATTTTTTCGAATAACTTACCTACAGTAAGTTTGGTGGCCGTTTCGATAGTAGGACGAATAACGGCGCTTCCGGCCACTTTTAGGAAAGTGATAGGACTTCCGATCAATCCGGCAACCTCAGCCCCACGCAAGAACTCCCATGCCCGTCTCATTCTGGTTTTGTTATCTTTCTGGAATGTCTTTTGACGGTTCTTATATATTTGACCAATAGCATTTTTCTCCCTTTCCAATTTAAGTAGTTCGGCGTCGGTTTTGGATAAGACAGTGACCGGCTCGTCCTCGTATTCCCCATTGTATATTTTTTTAAAATACATCTCAGCATCTCTCTTGGCTTTATCCTTGGCCCTTTTCAGTTTTATTTCTTGTTCTGATTCATTCTTATCGGTATCGAATCCATCCACAGCCTTTTGTAAGGAGCGCCGAATGTCGGCAGCTTTTGAAATATCCCCGCTTGTATTTCTGTTGAATTCGCTTTGAAGACTTTTTAACAAGGACAACCCTCCATCCAAGGTTCGTTCTTGACTTAATGCCGAAGTTGGGTCTAAAACAATACCAGATGCGTCCAATTGAGATTTCAATTTTTTTAGGGCCTTTTCTGAATCCGTAGACAGTTCCCCTTTAGACAGCTTTTCTTCAATGGATTTTGAGATATCATTAAGTCGATCATTATGGGATTTGGCTCGTTGATCATAAGAAGACTTCTTATACTTATCCTCCCCGGTAATTTTAATGCCCATTGAATCCATAAGATTCTTTCTCTCCCTTTCTTTGGCTTCAATGGTTTTATCCTCCGGTAACGGTTTACTACTATCTCTTCGAAATATATCCTTCTTATTTTTTAGGTCGTTGATATCTTTTTCAAGTTTAGCCAGTTTATCGAATTGGCGTTTCGCATCTTTAAAACCACTTTCCAATTGTTTCTTAGTCATCTGCTTAAAATCACCTTGCTTCAGATAGGCTTCCAGCAAACGGTCTTTTTCTACATCCGGAAGAATAGTTTTAAGTTGGTTCGCAGCTACGTCCAATATTTCATTAGCATCATGCAATCCTACATGAGAATTAATGTAATCCCGGATAAGATTTTGGCCTACCATTTCGTTGGTAACGTCCATTACGCCATTGTTTTCAGCAAAGTCCTTTATTTTTTCAAAGGATTCGGCACGCATATCCTGTTTATCAAGAACGGCAAGTAGATTATCCGTAAACTGCTGCTTATTCCCCCCATGTTCTTTGATGAAACTATCTATGGCTTCGGCCAACGTTGCACCCTTCTCGACGGCCTGTGCTATAAATTCTATTACAAAGTTGACCGTTTGTTTAAATCCAGGGAATGGAACTGACGTTAATTGATCGCCTTTCATCTTTCCGCCACGTATCCTATCGGCGAAGTCTTTCCCTTTTTCCTTCAAAGTCTTTTCACGCTGTTCGGCTTTGCTGAGTTTTCGGCCTTCTCTGGCCGTCTTTAGCTGTTTCTCATAGTCTGCCTTCACATCAGCCATTTGCTTGTCAAAGGTTTCCTGCATTCCTCTTTGCTTCAAATCGGCCTCTTTTTGCATTAAAGCCCTTTCCTGTTCCCATAGCCTAGCACTTTCATCCAATTCCTCTGGCGTCAATCGTTCACCACCTTTAGCTGCAAGCAATTCCATTCGGCGTAACTTCAAGCCCTCATCCGGATCAATATTGGCCTCGGATTGGAGCATATACATAGCCCTACCAGTCTCTCCTTCTGGATTGGTTACACGGGCGATGTTGTAAAGATCATTACTCAATGTAGCCCATGTAGCCACAGCCCCCATGCGCTCCAAGTTGTTATCGCTGTCCCATCCCGGAATCTCAGCCATTCTCTTTTCAGTCTCATTTCTGAGCACATTGAATACGGCAATATCTTCAGATGTGGGATTGAATAATTCTCCGGCATTCAACCTATCCACAAAATCATTTACACGGGAACGCATGGCCTCATATAGCCTTTTGTCAGGATACATGGCCAATACATTCTTCATAGCATTTTGATACGTTTCAGTCCACTTCACTTTCTTGCGGCCCGAAAACAATTCTTTGGCACCCTTTATTTCCCGAAGTCGTTCCTTCCGAACGCTGGTAAATTCATCTTTTGGAGACTCCTTCGGCACACGAGGTTCGGAAGGAGGAAGAGGGGGAGCGGGTGGCGCCGATTTTTCCGCTCCCTCCTTTTCGGTTAGCAGCGGCCCGGAGACTTCTTTCCCTGTACCCCCATCTGGCCGCCCTTTACCTTTCCCTTGGCTTTCTTGGCCCCCTTGCTTACCTTCGCTGCGTGGGGCATTGGGCTCTGTTTTTTCATCGTTTTCGATTTTTGGTGAAGAAATATCTTTTACCGGTTCTATTTTTTCTCGTTGAACTGGTTCATCAACTTTAACTGTTTCTCCTTCGGGAGTAACTGAAATTCCTGCATTGTCCATTTCTTTTCTTGCCCCTTCGTTTTCGTTGAGGAATTGTTCGAATGCTGGTTGTTCATTGGAGATTTGTTTTAGAGTTAATTCATAAGCCAAGTCTTCGGCCACTTGACCACGGAAAGTACGACGCTGACCATCCGGCGTTTCCAACTTTACGGCTACTACATTCCCATTCTTATCATGAACGATAGCCTTTAATGGGTCTTCATTTGGATTAACGTAATCTTTCCCACGGACGGATATTTTACCTTCAGGGCTTACATCAACGACGGATTTTTCCGTATCGATGCCAAAATCTTTCAATGACCGACCACCGACCTCGTTGATGTTACCTAATTCATATTCTCGATTACTGTTTTCTGGTTTAAATATTACCGTCTGTCCATCTTGGATGAAAGTTCCACGCTGACCCTTGTAGACACCTTTTTTATCCAACATTTCTGAGACGGTAATATTGTCTTCCGGAGCTATTTCTTGCCCCGTGCTGTCCGTTCGGCGATTGCCACGATCTGCTGGTGGCTGCGCTTCTTCTTCCCGTGGTGCGCCAACTCGTGGATGTTCTTTCCCACCTGCTTGTTGATCGCCTTCTCCGACTTTCCCTTTGCCTTCGGTAGCGGCATACGTACCTCCTTGTTTTATAAGTTGTTCAGAATGATCGGCTCCAAATTCTTTCATGGCCTCTTCTCTGGTGATTATTCTCCCATCAGATGTTCTAAACATCCCATCTCGTTCTCTGTCAATTTGAGACACATCTTCACCAGCTTGTCTAGCTTTTTCTATTGCTTCACCATGATCATTACCTTCGTAAACCTTATCACCTATTTTAATAACAGCGCTTTCTACTTTAGGCGCTTCCGGATATAGCATTTTGGCCATATCAACGATGTCATTGCCGTATTGCTCTCTGGCTGATTTTTCGGCATCGGGTAAGTCCGACTTAATGGGATTGCCATCCGAATCTCTCATTATACCATGTACTTGATCGGAAACTGTCTTGAAAAATTCTTCCGGATTGGATTTGGCCACAAAGTAAAAAGCTCCCAATTTTTCTTTGTTAGCCTCGATAAGATCAGCACCGTGTTCGGCTAAGTCTTTACCTGATATTTCAGCCTCTCCCTTGGCTGAAACGAAATCTTTATAACGTTGAGCAAATTCTGGATCATCTAAAAAATGAGCGCCTTTGATCGTTCCCTCATTCATCCATTGCTTGATTATCCCCGTAGATTCAAGGTCTTTAAAGGATTTGTCGGACAAGAAAATAGGCGTCCCTTCAGAACTCATCAAATAATACCCTTTAGCATCGCCATTGGCGGCAGCTTTAGCCTGTTCTCTATAATCCTTGGCTTTATCTTTGTATACTTCAGCCAATGTTTTATTCCCTTCTTTTTGAGCCTGTTCGGAAAGATAATCGTGCTGATCGGCCAATGCTAAATTATGAGCCTGATAAAGGTCATTAACATTAGTCCGGTCTAAATTTCCGGATTTAATGTTCCTTTCAAGATTTGTGCTATAAAGAAGAGTGTTTTTTAAATCAATCAGCTGCCTTTTACCCTCATCATTTAATCCATCAACATCAATATTGATGGTATGAAGTTTCAACGCATCTCTCAAATAATTTCCATTCCCGTTCATTTCCTGTCCCAAGGCATAATTTTGAGACAATTGATTTTTGAAGTCCCCTTCAGCAGTCGTTAGTTTTTGCCAATTTTTTAGATTGTGCATGTATTGTCCCGGTGCATGGATTAAAGAGAACCCAGCACCCATAATCATGGCATTGGCTACATTATCCTTGAAATCATCGGACTGCATATAGTCGAAAAAATCAGTAGGATGCCCTTGCGCCTCTTTCATTTCGGCATAACTGGTATATCCTTGCGCTACGTTAAATGGAAGTTGTTCTGCTGTGCTTACTCCCACTTTTGCTAAGGCTCCTGCTATGGTAGGATTGGCTATATTCTTTGCCTTTAGCAACGTTCCGGAAGTAATGGCCATCATCAACACATTAGGCAGAAAATCTTTTGCAGCCTGATCCGCTGTTCTGGCTGCTGCGTCGGACTCGGAGATCATATGCCCATCCTTCGTCTTTGTGGTCAAAATCTGGTTATATGTCGAAAAGGCGCTCTGAGCAGTAAACAGTCCGGCATTAGCGAGCCAACCGATATATTCCGGCACTCCTTCACCCCCGGTAGCTACCCCTACAGCGACACCTCCTGCCAATGCAGGCACAGATGCCCCTAATTTAGATAGATAGAAATTTTTATTTAGCAAAGACTCCCACCCTTTCCAATTCCATGTAGCGGCGACATCAGATTGAGACGCTTGCGGTGCGGCTACATCTTTAGCCTCAAACCATCTTACATTGTCTCCGCCCCACCCTGTTCTACCGAAGAACCACTTAGTCATCCCTTCAATCATATCATTGGCGGAAGACTTTAACGAGCCGAAGAAAGCTCCTTCAGCCTTAGCCCTTTCATTTGCCGATCTTTTCCATGCTTCATTATTCTCAGCCCCCATTTGTTTAGCTACATCGTCTTGCTGTTTTCTATAATCTTCTAACAACTTTTTATATTGATCCTCTGGCATGGAAGCTAATCCCGGCGTTCCATCACTATAAACAGTATAAGAAGGATGCTCTTTTCTTAGTCCATCTACCAGGAATTTATCGTATTGTTTTTGGGCGTCTAAAGACACCTTATTTACCTCACTTTCATAATTATTGGTAATGGATTTTAATTCAGGGTTCTGTTCAATTTCTGCTACCATTTGCTTTCTGGCCACATCGTCCTCCATCTTTCCGTCATGGACCAACTGAGCGTATTTTTCCTGAATGTCTTTCATCATAGGACTACGCATCATAATCCCATTCGATCCGTAATATTTATCCTTTATCTGAATGTAAGATTTGTCTGCATCTACTTTAACCTTGGTCTTTACATCATTTACATTGGCATGTGAAAAATAGTCGTTAACTTCTTCGTTGGCTTTTAATGCGGCTTGAATCTGTGGATGATCTTTAAAAAACTCAAGCGCCTTTTGTTGCTGTGCCTTTTGAATGGGAATAAGGTTTAACTGATCCAGAACCGACCTTCCAAGATCAAAATAATTCCTATTCTTTTTATCCAAATTCCCCGAAACGGCCGCGTTGACAATAGGGTTATTTCGACGATTCATTTCCGCGTCTACCTTATCAAATACCCATTTGGCAGATATGGGCCGAAGCGTATGTGTCTTAGGATCAAACTCACTGTCGTCTACTAATCCCTTTAATTGATTAGCCAATTCTGGAACCAGAGAATTCTTTTCAAATTCATAGTTTTTTTGAATCTCCCCCTGATAGAAGTCTCTTTGTGATCTCAGCTGAGCCATTCTATCCTTGTCTTCTCTCAAACCGGCTACACCCGGAACATGACTTTCCGCTCCCAGACTATATATTTGTCTGTCTAAATCTTGTTGTTTTTGCAGTAAGTATTGAGTAGATAGGCGAGAAGGTTCGTTTTGAAGTCGTTGAAGTCCTATCCCCTTATTGTTGATAAGGTCTTTAACCAAATCGGGAGTTAGGCCATCACCCTGAACCGGACCAACATCTTTTGCAGTAAGAGAATTATTCTTAAAATTGGCCGTTGGTGGTTTCTGATCGGAAACCGAAGTACCTACAGGTTGTTCCGTCTGAACGAGTTTCGGTGAAGAAACCGAAGGAGCAGGAGAGCCAGTATCTTCTTTTTTTTTTACGCTATCACCAGTTATCTTTTGTTCAAAATCCTTGTATGACCCTAGATTAAACTCTTTACCAACACCATCATAGAAGGCTTTTCTTTTGGCCGGATCGGCCAACTTTTGCCTAAACTCATCGTAGGTACCTACATTATAATCCTTAGACACAGCATCATATAAAAGTTGTGTCTTGGAAGGTGGTTGTATGTTTGTAGTGCCGCCCATTTAAAATCCTTGTATAGTCTTTTTAGTTGGAGTTGTTGTTTGGATAGTTCCAGAACTACTAGATTCTGTAGTTTCTTCTTCGTCATCGGCTGATGCGTTAATCTCCTTTTCTGTTGCCGAAGTTCCCAGTACGTCTTTACCGAATCTCAACTTGAACTCATCTATGCCGAATTTCTGTACATTCTGTAATTTACCTCCTTGCCCACGAAATACGGCATATACTCTTTTGCCATCTTGACTAACCAATAGCTGATCTGGTGAATCTTCTACAGTTTTACCAACTACAGCCTTTTTCTTGGCGAAGTCTTTAAGGGTTCCGGCAGAAATAGGTAACGTATACACTACATCATCATTAATTAATCCACCCGGTATGTCTTTCGGAGCTTGACCGGCTGCAATAGCATCGTTAACAAAAGTGTCTACAATTCCATTTAATGCGCCGGTCTGATCTTTTTTGGACATACTTTTAAGATGCTCCTTATATTTGGCTAATTCTTTTTGACCTCCTAACTTCATTTCCTCCAATACCTTGTCATACCCAAACTTAACCGCCATCTGACCCAATTTGTCCTTATTCTTCATAGCCTCCAATGCAAATGGCTCTTGTTTGAATTCGGTCTTTGTGATTTTTTCGGGAGACATATACGACTTAACCATGTCGTCATAAAAAGCCTTAGCTGGATCGTTCGGATTTTTTTGTTTATAAGCATCCTGAACGTAAGCAGGCATACTATTAAACCGTTTTTGAACAGCAGATTGTATTGATCTTCCTTGCGCATCTTGTCCAAAATACATATGGTCTATAATTCCTTGAAACCTGCTTGGATCAACTCTACTTCCGGTAACCGACTGAATAAACTTTTGATCAGGCGTCAAAGTATTACTGAAAAATGGGGTTTGAGAAAGTGTACTTGCTGTTTGCCCTATTTCTTCTGGCTTGAATAAAGAAGGCAGATCGAACGTATAATATTTTCGTTGGCCCAAAGGCTGTTTAAAAAACCCGTTGATCATGGCCTTATTCTCATCTGTATTCAGTGTAGGGTCTCTATCCAAAAAAGAACGGTGCGCCTGATCGAAAACTTGATCCTGCGCACTCTGAGTAGATTCGCTTCTTAGTTTACCAATCGCTTGTTCTATTTCCGGCAATCCACCTTGAAAGAATTTTTTTGGGTCAGAACCTATTTGTTTGAATATAGCCGCAGCCTGTTTTTGTAGATAGGGTCGATCCGCCGAAGCCACCTCCATCCCTTGTAAATCTCCTAATTGCTTATAGACACCAGCCAGATTTTGTTGAAATAGATTGTATTTGCGCCAATCCATTTCTGCTTTTTGTTGAGCGGCTTGATTAGCCTGCCTAGCTAAAGAAGTGTTGTCAAAAAGGACCCTAGGCGATATTTCTCCGCCGCCCGGTTCTTTAACAATGGATTCTATTTCGGATAGTGTAGGCATTTTACATACGTTCCCATGGGCTTACTACAGCACCGGGAGAATAACTATTTGCATTAATTGTACCCACATCGGCAGCAGGAGAATTAGTCCCAGAAGGGGTTGTTGTGGCTATAGACGGCGTATTGGTTGCATAAGGCGCAGAGTATTGTGGCGCTTGTTGCTTTTGTCCATACAACTGATTCAACAAGCTCTTATATTGATTCCCCTGAAATCCGGACATTACCCCAGAAGCGATAGAATCAAAAGCCCCATATTCGTTTGCCGTATCCGTTTGCACGCTTGTTTGCAACTGCTTCAACTTAGCCTCGTATGGTTGAAGTTCATTTACCGCCCATGTCTTTTCTTTTTGTTCAGCTAGTTGCTTATTTACATCCATGAAATACCGGATGTTATTCATATGAGTTTCGGCATCCTGTGCTCCTATTTTGTTGATATTGTCATTATACCCTTGCAGGAGCATGGAAATATCGTTAGGAGTAGCACCGCCCATTTCCGCAGCCTTTACTCCTGTTCCAAGTCCACGTTCGGCCCCTTGGGTCAGATATTGCATTTCAGAATACGGCAATCCTTGTCCCGCCATCTGTTCGGCTAAATTCCGGTTCTGGAAATATTCTCCTTGAACTTGCTCGAATGGCTGTTTCAGCGCGTCTAACTGCTTTTGATCCTTATGATGAGATATGGCACCACTAATCAACTTGCCAGCGCCAACGGCCACTGTGATGCCAGATGCTACCCACGTACGCATTAATATCGGAGTGAAATCAGTTCTCATTTTTGACTGATTTTAGTTTAGGTCTTTTTTCAATAATCTCATCTTCGATCATATCTACCGCATCTTTTAACGCTTCGGGACTATCATCAACGGGCATTATATTGGTAGGATGACAGGTAGCAAATAAGCAATTTTCTTCAATGTATAATATTCGACGCGTTCCCGGTTCGGTAATCCCGAGATACGGGGCCTCCACTCTTTCCCACTTTTTCCCATTTACTTGTATCCAAGCTATCCCAGCTAGAACAAAAAATTGATGGCGGGAACGATGTATCTTGGACACAATAAGATCACCAGCTTTCATTAGGATCGTACGAGAATACAATCCGGGCGTGAACACATGCTGTAAAGGACAATCAGCCGGGGGATATTCCGACATCTTTAATTCCAGTTCATCTATCCTATCATGATAGGATTTATCTGAAGCCAGAATTTGATCAAAATCTTGTATGGAAACGTTTGCAACTTCCAATTGATCAATTTGTTAGGTTAATGTATCAAAAACAAAGTTACCGCTGTTGATAAAATTAGTCAAAAAGCTCGATATATCGCTGGAAAATGTTGAGAATGCGGGTCTTAATTGAAGCAAAAGCACCGAAACCGGCCCCGGATTGACCTGCAAAACAGTGTACCCAGCAATATTCCCGTCTACCGTCCGGATAGCATAAGGTATAGTCCCTGGCACTACTTGGGAGGTCTGACTTTGGACATAGGCTTGAATAGCAAACCCGTCCTGATCTTTTACGGCAGGGATATTCGCTCGGGAATCGGCGATCACTCCCCACATGAGACTTTGGTAATTGTCTGCGTATGTCAGATTGTATGTCATTTCTTCGCTGTTCCGCTTTGGGTGTATAGATATTCGACGCTCTGCAATTCCGAATAAACGCCTGCCTCATGGGGTACAAACCTACAGATAAAATACCGGCCAAATACTCTTTTACCCGCCGTATCGGTCAATGTGCTTCGATATAGCTTGTCGTCATTCGTGTTCGGTTGGGGGTAACTTGCCGTATTCCGGAGCACCGGCGCATAATACATATTCTCTTTCCGTTTAAAATAGTTCCAAGGGATATAAGAAAATGATCCAGATTCTTCCGATGAAATAGCGTCTACCCTATAACCGTCATACACCGAATTAGGAGAGATGTTTTCCAGCACCTTTATAAACTCCTTGTCGGCATTCAAGACCCCATGAAAACAGGGGGTAACTTGTACGCCATAAAAGATACAGTACATCGGATTATCTGTATTATTATGGATATATGGGATACCTGCCGCAAAGGATAGTAATTCAAGTCCACTCTGCGACCCCTTCAACATTCCATAAGATTCTGGCGTCTGGCCAGTGAAACGGACGAATCTTTTTGATGGAAGATTGTAAATGATAGTTTCTTGATAAGCTAAGTTTACGTTCTGTTGGTTGTTCACATAGGACAAAGGATTATTGGAATTATTCCTTCTTGGCCGGAAAGTGATATATATATTATCCAGATCGGAATCAATACCAGCCATTACGTCAAACTTTTCAGGCATACTATGACTGTTGTTCCAGTTTTTTAATGTCTGTGTTTTCTTGCTAAAGTATGCTTTTATGAAACCTTCTTTCACTAAGTCAACGGAAGGACCCCATCCCATTTGAATAAAGGCTTCATTCTTGTAATCGAACCAAAAAACAAACTTATCGTGGAACAGGATAGTTCCCGTATCTTCATAAGCACAACCAAATGCATCTCCTATCTTTTGATGAGGCAACCCTAGGTTATTATCCAGATTGGCTATTTGAATACCTTGGGCATTGGCATAAATATATTGATAGTTATAGTCAGTAATGAAGTAGTCATTCTCGCAAATGAACGCAACCAAATTCCTAAGCGCCTTGACAGCAACTATTCCGCCCGACTTGAAGTCTTTGAACACCTTTCGGTTAGTAGAACGGAATGTGCCTATGCCATTAAGGATTCCTTCACTTATAAAGTCATCCGATTTTATAGACTCATCAACATACCAAATTTGTTTTGCGTTGTCATTCTTAACGTTTTCTCTGCCGCCGCTGGTAATGTTTGATCCGAAGGTGTCGCTTATATTAGGACTTTCGAAAGGATGAGAAAAAAACTTGTCTCCTACGTTAGGTATAGTTATGTTTCTAGGATAAAGATAAGTATCCCAAAAGTTAAGATTTAACTGAGTGTAATAATTATAAACCGGCAGGTTGCTGCTGTAACCAGTAAAATCACATATTCGCCCGTTAACTATCGGATAGAACCCTCCATCTTCTCTGTAAATTAAAGTGTCGGATTGCAATGAAGGAGTATATAATTCAATCCAAAATCCGGTACTATTAATTAACTTATTTAACCTTGGATCATATAAGACATATAATGTGATCGATTGATTGTTTTGCTGGGTTGCCAGTGATATAGTAGTCGTAACCGTCCCACTAGTCACACTTGTAGATGCGGATGTCCCAAGATTATTATTGACTATAGGAACGGTACTATTGTTTGGCAACAAGTTGGAATTGATAGCGGCCTGATTGTAATTTTGGCCTAAAATACGAAGGTCAATAGGATTACCTGTGAGTAGGTTCCCATTACCATCATCTAAAAACAATATCCTATCTCCTAAAGTGAATTGATAATTAGCTAACGTCGAGAAATTTCTGGACAAATTGTAGTTGTATAGGCTATTGATAGTTATACTACAATATACGGCGCTGGAAACATCGGTCACCACATTACCACTGTTGTCAATATAGATTATGCTATCTCCCACCCATTGCAAGTAACTTTTTTCTCTCAGGTTCTTGCTAACTACCGGGCAGGCCCATTTAAAATCCGGATTGATCGTTCTAAAATCGAATGTAGAGTCAATAAGCAATTGAAGAAAAGTTGCTGCCGTGTCTTGCCTTTCAGTAAAAGATGTAACTGTAGCTACTCCAACAACATTAACAAAACTCATTCTTCCGGCCAAATCAGCCACCAACAAACCTCCTGAATAAGCTCCGCCATCTTTCAATGACATCTGGCTATAATTCTGTACCTGAATCAATAAGTTTAATGGTATAGGATAATTTCTAACCTGACAATAAACACAAGGCGCATTAGATTCGTCATAATGGTATAATGGTAAATATCCACATCCGGTTAAAGTAATAAGGAAGTTTCCACCGGCATTCACATAAACATTGCTTACTCTCGGTTGAGACTGACCATTATGAATAATCAACGTAAATGTACCATCACTTCCGCTTACTACGGTTGCCCCGTCTTTAATTGATATAGATATGTCTGAATAATTTATAGTTCCATCCAAAGACGTAACTTTCCCTGTATACAAAACCCGGTTGCAATCTCCAACAACGCCGTTATTATGATCGGCCAAATAAGCTGTACCATTTATCCTATATCCCTCTCCTGCCTGACTTGTTTGGATATTGAAACTGACAGGATAAGAACAATTCAACCGAATGGTAAAATAAATATCACTAACGTCTGCGTGAGGCCCCCTATAAGAACCGAAATAAAATCCATTTTTGTCCGTAAATCCTCCTATGACATTGAAACCTTGGGTCATGGTATAAGGAAACATCTCTACGCCAATAGGCGATCCTTGACTTTCCTGAAAATACCCTTCTATAAATCTCCATGACCCGGCACTAATGAATGGGCAATACACGTAAAACAAGTCCTCTCCGTTTCCCCAAACATCCACATCGCCAGAAGTACAGTCTATTTCCATCTCTTTAGACTGAGTAACTATTGTTCCTTGTTTTTGTGGGTTTATGCTTGTTACGGTAGTGCCAGAAAATGTTCCAGTACTTTTTACTCTGGAATTGGCTATACCCAATACATACGTGCTTGTACTCCTATAATCTCCCGAACTAGGTACATTATGTCTACCAACGGATGCATTATACCTTCCGGCAGGAACCTGAAAGTCAAAAACACAGACAAAATATCCTCCGGCTATGAATACATTTTGAACGAATGTAAGTACGTCGTTATTAGAAAAGTCCAACAATCCTGTTAGCTTGACTAAAGAATTGTCGGAATTTGCCTGATACCATGTTCCGTCTGCATAATAAGGAGTACCCTTCAGATATACCCTCAAAGCATTCCTATCGGCAAAATCCAAGTTGAATGTCTTACTCTGGGAAATGTTTACCTGTGCCGATCCGCCTCCCCCAGGCCCAGCCTGAAGACCGCCAAATCGCATCTGAGTATCTGTTCCATTATAATATCCCACCTGAGATTCCCAGCTTTCCCTATCCCCATCACGACCTATATACGCATACAACCTTATTTTTCTGGTAGGTATATTACACCCAGAATTAGGCTTTTCGGTAACCTGTAGACTGAAATTGGAGATCGCCTGACCGCTTAGGTTATCATAATCTCTCCGGTTATTGGCGAGCAACTGCGCATCTCCCAAATCACTAAGACCCACGCTCAATTGAGGAATGTCATTTTGAAGTCTCGCAGCATCGGTTTGATCTATGATCTGACATACATTCGAATTATCGAATTTGTATTGAATGGTGTTTAAAACAGCATCATAGTTGTAATTTTCCCAAGGGTTCGTCCGTAGCCAATATTTAGTACCTATAACGGAAGATTCGCTCGTTTGGGATGATCCAAATTTATATATCGTATCGTAAAGATACCAGTCCGACCATTCCGTTATCGTAGCAATAGAGTTGCTATTCAATGCCGACTTTCTTGTATAGATCATTATCTTCTCTACCAATGGAGAGCCAGCATAAAACGAAAACTGAGCGTTTTTGGGAAGATTGTCCGGGTTGCTTAGATAGTCTTCTGATTTAACTATCAACGGGAGGGAATAAGGGCTAAATACCGTAGTTCTCCCATCGGTCATCTGAAATGCGTAGGCTACTTGTATACACTGATCAATAAGCCGGTTCACTTTATCGGTGTCAGCCGGAATGTTTGGCAGAGTAGCTACTATTGGTTTATACATAGGAGGTCGAACTGCCCACTCAATCAATTCCCTACGATCAAAGTGTGGTGGTTGTAAACGCCAATAAGGATAGGCATTAGCATTGAATCCATGTGTCTGTATCGACGAATTAACAAGTATATATTTTTGCCAGCTATTACCATCGGTTAACACCAATATCTTTTCAACTACGTTTTTGTCGGCATCCAAAAATGTTCTAATAGATACCCGGTGAGATGCTATAAATCCATCCTGTTCATCGGTGAATTGAAGTTCTGGATCAATGATAACAGTATCTACCGTGAGAGATACCCCATATATTACATATATAACGTGGTTACCATTGCCATTATATATAAATACGTAAGTTTCATTAGTTGTTGGGCTAAAGAATGATCCTATGTTTTTATTGTACCCATCTGGAAGAGTTACTGGAAGTCCTTGGTTACTTCTTAATGGCGTTATAGAAAGTTGATTATTCCCTTCCCCAATGGCGGAGCCTATAAGGTTCTGGTTTTCGTCCCAAGTGACGTCTCGAATAAACGGGGAACTATTCGGTTTTAAATCCGAATAATTAGAATCCATATCCAAAAACAGAGGCTTTATGGAACCTACTTTCTGCATTAGTAAAGATATCCGTCTCTGTACCGATCTTGCCGATGATCAATATAGGAAGGAACGTGTGTTTTTGGTGTAAGAATCTGAGCATTTTCGGCAATACGATACATATTCATATCCTTCAGTAATCCAAACTTCATTTGAGAATACCGGCTTCCATAAAACTTGGCTAAGTCTTGGTGCATATCATCGTATTGATTATCCCAAAATTTCAGTCCCATAATGAAAGTAGGTACAGCAATAACGGGTATTTCAAGATGCTGCAAATCTACATCGTAGTAATACCTGACAATGACTTTATCGAATCCGAAGTGATGAGGGAAGATAAGCGTATCTCCTAGTTCATTGATATTGTATATTTGGTTACAATCCTTTTTAAAATGAGTGGAATGCCCGCATTGTACATTGAACCAATCTTGTTTTGAATTGCAGTGATATATCCATGTGTTTGATTGCGCGGTCGGGCCTTGTTGGGCGTCTCCACCGAATGGAATCCCAAGAATACCGGAAGCCTCACATACCCGATTCCAGTTTTCTTCACTATCACAAATGCATCCATTTTCGTCCGTTTCGCACTCGCACAGTTTCTTTTGTTCAGTCTGCAATATAGTATCTGTCCAAACACCATTTGTAAAAACATGCAAAGGATATTGCCATTCCAAATATAAAAAACCGTTTCTATCTACGGCCTTTCGACTAATACAAGTAAAGGTTATTGGCGTTCCATTAGGTAGAGAATCCGTAACGATAGAAGTAATTGCTTCATAACCTTTAATAGTATTACATAATTGATACCCGCATCCATTCTCGCAAGCACAGTTTTTATCTGCTGGTATTTCAACAACATCGATATGCAATCGATCATTTCTGTAAACAGGCCATTCTACTCCATGATGATCCATTACGTTGACCGAACTTAGATACTGGAAGTCAAAAGGCATCTTAACGGTATTCGTCCGCTTATTGATCTTGAATTCTTCCCGTTTGACTTTTTTTACCGTTGACAGGTTCAAATCCAACCACACCTCTTTAGCCCAACGCAGCATTCTACCTTTAGCCCGTCTTCCGATATCTTTGTTGCCCAATAACGCAGAATCGATTACGTAGTCAATATGTTGAAATCTTGTACTCATTGTGGTTGTGATTGAACGGATTCTTCAGCCATCCTTCTTCTTAAATCTGCGCCCGAAGTGGTCTGATAAGGGTTGTCGGACGGGGATGCCGTTCTAAATTGTTTTATTTTCAATTCCCATCCTAATATATTCCATGCTACCTCGAAGGCTATATCCATAGGAATATCGATCATGTCGTCTTTCCGGTCGAATGTAGTTTCTACGTCTAATTCTTCCACGCATTCAGGGATATGATATGTGTCTAAACCATTGGCCTTAACCTCGTAAAATTTGAAAAACTGGAAGTCTGGTCCAAGATAAAATTTAGATTCCCCTGGTTCCACTTGAACAATCTCCCAATTGGGGTCATCCGGCCCACAGCATGATCCAACAGGCCACAAACTTGTAAAGTTCTCATTTTTGGGCATCCTAAAAATATCAATGCCAGTCATATCCAAAAATCGCTTACCTCTTAAATCGGATTTTCCCAATTTAAACCGCTGTATGGATAAAAGTCCGGAGTAGAAATAATACTCATTCCCAAGCCCCATTTTTTTGTTCTGGTAATAAAGATCACGGGCTCTACTTGTATATCCCAACCTAATCAATTGGCTAATATCTGCTACAGAATATGTTTTATCAGTAGCCCGGTTTCTACCCTGCTTCTCTACACTTAGAATTACCTGAGCTAGTTGCTTTATTATCATAACTTTTTAAATACCCAGTAATTTAAAGAAATAAGGGCCACACTATCCAATACCCACGCATATATTTCTATCCAATGGAACCCAAAAACATATAATACCAACGGCCAGAAAGTAAGTATAGAATATAACGAAGACATACATTTTACGCATGATCCCAAGGGCCTAAACCATACCTTATTTTTATTTCGTTCAAAAAACTCGGGACTAATTTTATACATTAAGTTTCCATCGCATATTCTCCCCTTATTCATGTCCTGTACACACTTTCCTTGAAACAATTCGTACATTCCGTTGATAAAAAGAGATTGAATAAACATGAATACCAATCCTCCCAAAAGATAAAATAATATTGTCATACTATGTCAATTTGAGACAGTAAGTTACTCCATTCTTTTATTTCTTGGTCACGAACATAGGCAGAATATAGGTGACAAAGACCTTTGAACAAACTTTTAAACGCGGAATTATTCCAATTGCCATCAACCGTATTTTTAGGATCATAATTCCACGTGTCATCTGGATTTGGCAAATACGCCAATTGATATATTCCTTCCTGCTGCGTATAAAGGAAAAATATTTTCGGAATATCGAAAGGACACACCTTTAATGTTTTCTTTCCCGTAAAATAAGCAATCGGATATTCCCATGTTGGGTAATTATAGGTTGAATTTGTCCGGATAGAAAACTCTGCCTGACTTACTATTTCCAGAGGATTTACCCGGCAGGAAGACCGATTCATGGCTGCCTGAAATTGAATCTGGTTGTTTATTTCTGGTTGAGATTCGCAAGACCCGTTATTTTTTGGATTGGCAAATACGTATGGCGAACCAAGTATGTTTCGATAGTCGTCCGGAAGAGTTACCAATCCATTATTTACCGGCTGCATGGCGTATCCCACATACGGATCAATAATATCCAGAACGAACGGTTTTTCTGGGTATAATTGTACACACCTATCCAGTAAAAATGATGTTACAATATTGTAATGCGTAGAAAAAATAGACGGCGGATAAAGAGCAGATTGCTCTTCATTAGCCACAGACAATACCGCCTGCAACATATTGTACATTCTGCTTTTGCTTGTATTCGCCATTATCTATTTTTATGATACGCTAATACTACCTCCACCCGAAGAATTCGACGATGTGTATATCCCGGTGAAAGAAACAGAACCAGGAACAGGCATTACAAACTGCAAAGTATTCGACCCATTGCTGGCAATTACAGTCCCCTCTCCTGATACATTACATTCCATTGTATAAGTGCCTCCGGGAGGTCCAGAAGCGTTCACTGTGACGGTCACAAGCATTCCAACAGGGGCAGATATAGTTCCACTTCCGTTTGGAACGGACGTGCTATAAGATGTAGTCCCGCTTATGCTTGGCGTACAAGACAATCCGGTAGACGAACCGATAAGACCCGTTGATGAATTCAAGTTATAAATAACTCCGCTATAAACCACATAAGTACTTCCTGTTTGAGGATTTGTCAGGGCGCTGTCTGTATACAAAGTCAACCCTACTGAGAAGTTGCCATTAGTGTATAATGTCACACTAGAACCGCTGCATATGGTCGATGTGCTATTGCCAAGCACATAAGTTCCTGCCGTTCCTGTAGTACAATTGCTTCCGGTATTTGCACCAACAAGACCTGTGGAAGAATTAAGGTTATAGATAGCGCCAGATGCGGTAGCTACATAGGTAAATGTCGTTACAGGAGTGGTCAGACCCGCGTCCTGATATAATGTTACTCCGGTTCCAAAATTAGTGCTGGAATAGAGCGTTACAGGCGTCCTCGGACAGATATTGGCAATTACCGTATCCAGCCTATAGGAACCGCTTACTACAGGAGTAGCCGGGGTAGTTACCTGATTGACAAATTGATTGCCGCCACAGTTATTGGTAATGCCGATATCGTAAGTGGTTCCGGCTGTTAGACCGCCAATAACATAGGGAGAAGTGCCGGTTATAGTTCCATTTGGACCGATTGTCAGATTGCTGGTAGATGTTAGCCAAGCCGTCGTTCCAGTTGGTCGATATTGAACCGTAACCGTCTGAGACGAATTTGGTGTTGCCTGCCATGTAACTCCATACACTCCAATAGTAGTTGTATTGACGGCGGACACATTGATTGCTGAAATCTCTGCGCAGCTTCCCGGAGTAGTACAATTAATGGCACACCAAGCAGTTTTTACAGAGGTATATTTACTAACTGCTGCAATTACAAGATTGGCGATCTGCAAGTCAGTTAATCCGGCACATGAACCTCCTAATGTTCCATACAATACATCCGAATTACCAAAAGAACCGGCAGAATTAAGAGGGAATAACGCTTGTAGTTTAGCACATGTAACCCCTGTTATAGTATTGATCCTATTAGCCAGATTGCAGATAGAATTTACTGCCGCCACATTGAAATCGTTCTGCTTATTGGCTGCGGTTAAATTTGTTGTCTGAATATCCCCATTATAGTCAAAGTAGCATAACGCTAAATTATTTCCTATCCCAACTTGCGCGGCAGTGATCTGGCAGATATAATCCACCATAGCCTGCAAGAAAGCAATGACGCTTTTATTCGTCTTTTGGAAGAATATAACAGTATTACCAGATGAGAGTGACAATGACATGCTTACCGGACCGAAAGTATTGGCGTTTGTAAGCACACTGAAATAAGACCCGTTTGAGCTATTATCAAATGCCACCTCGTAGGAACCTACGGATAGTCCATTAAGCCATGCTTCTACACCCGTTATATTGCTCACCAACAATCCGGCAGGAGCATTGTAAGTTGTCGATCCTACAATGATATTGTTTATAGTCACATTTGCCCCCGGAACAAGAATGGAAAGGAAATAGTTTACTGAGCTTAGATCAATGATGCACTTACCATCCAAATTAGTTAGGTCAATATTAACTGTAGCACTGATTAAAGCGTTTAGCTGGGCTGTAAGTGTTGGACTAGCACCAATAGCGGTTAAAATAGCCGAAGAAAGATTTGCATAATTGAACGTGATAATATATTTTACCGTATTGGCGGTTGCCGTGTTTACGGTTACGGAAAAAGTGTTATCTCCATTACCGTTTACAACTTGGTAAATACTTGAAGTAATGGCAAACGTCTTTGTATTTCCCACTACGGTTGGAGAAGGCACACTTGTTCCACCAGCGCCAGTAAGAACAATATTTGTTACGGAAGGATTTAATGGGGTTGGCTCGTTTTGCCCCATTGCGTTAGGTCCGCAGTTGCAATTAAGTTGTTTTTTAATGGATTGATAAGCCCATTCCGAATCCATCCCATTCATCTCCTGACCTAATCCAAGGAAAAAAGGAAGTTCTACTTCATCCAATTGTTGCGCAGCCCTTTTCCCAAGTGCGTTGTCATAGTTTTTTATCTTCATTCGATACAAATCTTCTATACAACAGAGTAGGTCAGAAACTTTGTTAGAACAAGTAATGTCGAACTGCTGATTCGTTACGTATGAAACTAAAACATACGTGTCATCCTGAAGATTATAAGTGGCTATGCTTGTGCATGACAGCATATACCTGCCCGTGTAAACGACACTATTGATGAAAGGAGTAACGGAAAATGAAACTGCTGGAATTGTACCAGTTGGATAATTTAAAGTCCCTGTTTTAAATATAGACTGAGGTGTAAGGTTATTATAGACAAATACAGTGAACTCCTTGACCAAAATATCATTGTTCGTACAATCAGCCCTTAATTGAAACATCCCGCACACATACCCAGACTCCTGAAAATCATTAGGCTGACATATCTTTTTATAAATGGGAGGTATGGTGTAAACGGTAGAATTTTGGTCTTGGATAGCAGCCGATATTTGGTAGGTCTGAAATAAAAAGGCATAATTAAGACTAGACAAATCAATCGTATAGGATGTTGTAGTTCCCGGATTTGGTATTTGAGGCGAAGACCAATTTATGGAAGCGAGAATAACACCCTCCTGATCTATAACACTAAATGCCACTCCCAAAGTATTAGACAATCCGGTTCCGGTAGTAAATGGAGACAAAGAGAATATCATCCTCTTATTGGCTATATCCACTGTAACGGAATACCCGAATGTATTTATGTTTGCTGAACCTATGGTTATCTGTGGCACTCTATGATATTTTATTAATTAACTAAAAAGCCACCTGCGAGAGATGGCTTTTGCCCCGCTTACGCAGGATATTGTTTTGCTACAAATTCCGTTAGCTTGCGCACGGCCCTGGATATACCACATCCGAAAGAAGAACAATCCCCATGAACTGGGCCAGCGTATAATAAGACTGAATTGTGTAGTGAGACAAGCCGCTGAAATTGGAACGCAGTTGTGCACTTCCAACAAAGAGGCCCGTGTAATCGAAAGCGAATGCATCATGCGCGCCGGCGGAACCGTCATCGAACCGGTAGATACAAAGGCTATTCAGAGCCAGAGGACTAAAGGCCGTGACATTACCTGCGTATTGATTTGCAATGATGGTCGGTACTGCACCGCAGCAAGCGTCGCAAGCCTGCTGGAAGGCCGATACACTTTGGTTAAGTACATCAATCATAGTATCCTGTCCGTCTACCTCGATCCACATACCCGGAACTATGTTCGGGTCAAGCAATTCGTCCGAAGTAGGATTAAACGTAGGTTCGTACAGGATAATGGTTCCGTCACCGGGAGCCAATGTCCGCTTCAACCAAACTGCCCGTGGCGAATACGAACGCAGCCTTTCGCAGTTAATGGAAATGGTGACTCCCTGATCCCCTACATATTGGGCGGTAGTACCATTATAGATGACATACGCATTTACGAGCATGGTTTACTATTTTAATTTGTCGGTGATTTGTTTGAGTTGATGAGCGGCCCGATATGCAACGGGATGAACAGGATGATCATACACCCATTGTACCATTGAATCTCCCTTCGCTTCGATACCCTCAGCAAGGATAGTCTTTTTATCTTTACCGGCTACCAGAACTCCGTCTTTAGTTGTGTCCAAAAGTCCGTATGCCTTGGCCTTGGCGAAGGTATCAGACACCTCCTGCTTATGGCCTTTTACCTTGTTCATGAACTCGGTTGGAACCGAATCGGCCAGGCCCATCAAAGCATCAAAAAGAAGGTCGTCGTGAATTTCAGCATTATGGGTAAGACCCTGAACTATGCCATAAAGGTTACGGAGAGAATCACGGTTAGAAGCCGCATTCTTTACCAACAGGATACATTCGCCTTTGTCCTCGATAGCCTTGGAAACCATTTTCAATTCCTGGCCTTCGTTTTTCTCCTTGTACATATAGGAGATATGGCTAGGACTTTTGGAAATGCTGTCCTGATTATAGGCGTGGTTCTTGATGAACAAAGTTTTGTATTTGTCCTGCTGTTCGTCGAACTCGTTCTCGCCACTGAGCAATTCCAAGAAATATACTTCAGCGGAATTCGCGTCGTCGGGATTGATATTAGAATCGGCATTCAGAACAAGGTTCTGGTAAAGCAAATCCAAGGTTTCATACCCCTTAAGATACCGGGTCTGAATCAGCGTCCCCCGGGGATCTCCCCATTTAAGGAACTCGATCTCACCACGGTAAGCAGAATCCTTTACATCTACCGGGTTGGAAGGAATCTTTCCATCGATCTTTCGTACGGCCCAGTTTTCGGAAAGATTAGGGATGCCGCATACACCCCGTCGATTGACTACCTTCCCGGACAGGATACCTTCTTGGTGGCGCGTTTGTCCGCTGCCCTTTTCAAGGAACCCTGTTTCAATATACGGCGGCCGGGGATCTCCTGCGATTACGGTATATAGTTCTTTAGCCATTGTTCAATTGTTATGCGGCATTGCTGTTACCCCTCCAAATCATGCCCAATTGGGTAGGTTTGTTCAATTCGATACCGAAGGCATCCTTGGCGAATACCGATGCGATGCGCTGACCCTGATCACGGAAGTCATACATCCAGCAGCGTTGTTCCCATGCCGGTTCTGCGCCTTCAATTCCCACGTAGTTCAGTATGGGAACTCGTTCGCCATCGGTGGCGGTATAAGCCCGTGCTGGCCACAGCAATGCGAAGTATTCCAAGATACGACCGTACCGGTAGCTATCGAACATATCCATCTGATAGGCCAAGAAGTTGTAGTTAGACCACTTGAAGTTCTTGAACTGGAAGTATTCGAAATCACGCATCCCTTCACCTCCCTCACCAAACAGTCGGTATTGGTAATCCTGTTTATAGTTCCGGACAATGTTGGCGATGGCTTCGCCCCAATCGATACCGAAATTGAAGTCGTGGATGAGGAAATAGTCATTGGAACCGTTGATCTTCCGAAGAGACTTGATAATGGAGAATAGCAACGACTTGAACGAACCGCTCAGGAAAGAATCGTAAGCATAGTTGAACAACCCGTATTGCCGAGTCGTCGGCACTACGCCATTAAATTCCTGATCCAGATCGGCGTCATATTGGTTGAAAAGCGTTTGTACTGTCCGGTTCTGGATAATCCAGTCTTCCAGTTCCGTCTGAAGTTGCGGAATGTAGAAGTATTCCACCTCCTCCCCACGAGAGTTAAGTCCCTTGGCGATCATGATGTCCTTGTCGTAAACGTAGTTGTCGATTTCGGACTCATCAACGTCAATACGGGCTTCGTATTTTTGTACGGCACTCTTATACAAGGCCGGGGGGTTCTTTACGATGGCCTGACCTTGGATTTGGGAAGGCGTATTGTTCAACTGATAGGCCCTCATCGCTGCCATAACCACGGTATATTGACCCCTTTGCGTGAGGTTGAGAACCTGATTGTTGATGGGAGTGAAGGTGATGTTGAAAATGCCGGGCGAAACTTCCGTAACCGCCGTGATGTTAACCACTTGCTGGTTAAGCTCTTTGATGAACGCCTTGTACCCTTCCAGCGGCTTGGCAAAAAGGCCATTTGCCGTAAGGGATGCCCTGCTAATCTGAACGGTAACCGGGAAACCAGCGCCGGGAACGCCAGCCGTAGACTTATTTACCGTAAACGAAAATGTCTGGAACTGATCGTACTCGGCCCACCAGAACTTACGAGCTTTCACTGTTTTCTTGTCAGAACCCAACATCTGTTGGAGTTGAGAGAAAAGTCCCCAAATCCCGGAGTCCGGAAAAGGAAGAGTGGCCGCAATTTTGCCTTGTGCATTGCGTCGAATAGAAGGCTGATAAGCGATCTGCTTCAGCGGATCATAGAACGTCAACGGGGTTTGTCCTTTGATAACACCATCGATCTGGTACGTTCCTGCTTCAGAGAAAAACTGGTTCTGGTTGGGCATTTGATTTCAGTTTTATTTCGCGTATCGCGCCCTTGCGGCCGCAATTTTTTCATTTGATTTTTCTAGACTTAACACGTTGTTTCCATCCTTTCCAGGGGCCTGACCTTTGATAACAGAAAAAGGCTGTTCGGATCCTACATTAGAACCTTTTACAACCCCTCTTCCCTTACCCAATTCGAAGGCTTTGCCTACAATTTGATCATGGTATTTTTCCCGGAGGTATCCGTTGATCTTCTTGGAAATTCCGGCCTCCACTTTCGAAAGGTCTTTTTCTCCGTTCTCATAGGCGGCATAGGTCTTGGCAGTGCGAAAATGCTCGGAAAGCTCTTCCCGATCTTTTTTCGACAATTCCACCTCAACTTGAATTTCTTCTTCACCGTCTTTTACTTTGGAAACGGATAGTTTATCCGGAGTGCATTTTTCAATCAGTGTGTCAACGAATTTGTTGAAGTCGGGTATCTTTCCCAACATGGCCTTTTCCCGATTATAGGCGGCCTCAGCACTTTGATATTTGGATGTCAACGGGGATCGCAACTCTTCGGCTTCTTTCTTCAGCCGGGCCTCGCCTCTGGCCTTCTGAGCAGCATTTTCGCTGTTTAGCCGGAACTCATTTTCGAAGTCGGACTTTGCCTGGGACTGAATTTCTTCGGCATCGGTCACTTCCGGATTGTCTTCCCGCCACTCTTTCAGATAGGATTCAAACCTAAGGTCGCGATCCGACTTGTTTTTTAAAGACTCGTAGGAATTAAAATCTTCCACTTTCATCAATCCCTTTTCAGCGGCATATTTGATGAAAGTGGCCTTATTGACCTGAGCCTCTTTTTCCTTTTGCTCGGCAGGGATGGCGTTCTCCTTGTGAGATTGGAGAATGGTTCTAAGCTGATCCCGGTCTATTCCGTAGTTTTTCAACTCTTCTGCGGTGATGATGCTTTCGGGAACATCTACAGGCGCGGCAGATGCGGCAGCAGCACCAGCATTCGGTTCTGCACCACCAGCGCCTCCGGCCCCCTCAGCCCCATCTTCGAAAAAGAATCTTGGAATAAACATCGTAAAGAATTGAGATATTGGGGGTAAAGTAAAATCAATTCTTTAAGACTTATTATTTTTTTGTTAGATTTGGGGGACAAACATTAACCCAAACAACATCCATGTCCGAAAAAGGCAATCCGATATTGGACACCTATAAAGGCCATCCCATAAGGAAATACAATAAAATTTACATCCGAGTGACGCCATCCGAGATGCGGCAATTTATCGACGCCAGGGAAGAACTTGGAATTTCATCCAGACGTCTGGTGGAAATGTGTGCAGGTAAGACGGCCGAATGCCGGGGAATTGAAATAACCGTCTGGAATAAGAAGAAAAATAAAAGCATCACTTTAACCCGTGGATTCCTATGCAGAAAATAGCCTTGGCGTCAAAAATGTCGAAAGACCTAGAAAAAAACTGGCTTTCAGAAATAGAAGAGGTTAATCTTCACAACATATTTTCTCCCATATATAGACTCAATCACAGCATATCGGTTTGCAATGCTATTGTAGTTTACATCATTCACGCCTACACGAACGAATCTCCTTGGTTGAATTTAAAACAAGACAGATGGGATAACAAGGTTAAAATACTTTCCAGATTGGTTGAGGATATAAAGAAACCAATCTTCGACCGACTATTAAAAAACGATGATGAAGAAATAAACGAAGTTATAGCATCTTATCTGGAAGATCAGGCTACATGGAAATTCCGATCCGTTGTGGATCACCTCGAATACCATTCCCGAACCATGCGTTTTGTTAGGCAGAAAACAGACTCCGAAAAAAAAGAGGACGTCATGGGAAAGGACGGAAAGGAAACCCTGACTATTGAAGTGAATCAGGACTTGGTAGGTAAAATTAATATACAAAAAGGTCAACTACTCGAAAAGGCAACCGAAGCGAGAGAAAAGGCAGACAAACTTATTGAAGAATTAAATAAAGAATTTGTTATGCTTAACCATGTTGTACTGTCCGATTTTAATTTCAACATACTTGACGAAAAGAAAATCGATCCTTATTCTTGGTCACAATGGATAAGACACCGGGTTTTGCCAGCAAAACAAAAACAGAAAAGTCAATAGCTATTTTTGCTCAGGGCTTAATGCCTGGAATGTCTCATCCCCTCTTTGTAATTGATGTTTTTGATCTTCTTGCGTTAGTTTATTGTTTAATAACTGCTGTTTTTGATCGGCCATAGTGCTTGCTTTTCCTTTATTGAGAGCATCATTTACAGCCATGTCAACACGACCTTGATTTTGAATATTGGAATTTTTACCATCAGCTTTCGACTTATTGAGCGCCATTGCTATCTGCAAGTCCATTTGCTTCATCTGCTTTTCACGCTCGAATTGTAATTGCTCTTTATGCACAATTTCCTCTTGCTGTTTCTTAGCGGCTATCATTAGTAAACAATAGGCATATTTCCAATTTATCCTACTTTGATTGATAACGAGCCCGACTGCATCCCTAGAAACTTGATTTTCATCGGCCATTTTATTAGCCAATTCGAATAGATATTTTTCATAAAACGAGACGTCTTCTAGCGAAACTGTCATCCCAATAGTTTCCGGATCGAGTTCTTCTATACTTTCCAACAGCCAGCTATTCGCTAAGCCAATCACATTTTGAATCTCGTTCCACCTATCCGAGTACCCATACTTTTTATGTTCTTTAACAACTGTAATAAGCCATTGTATCGTTCGCTGTCCGAACATTATCTGCAACTCTCGGATAGGCTTTTCCATAAACCACATGCCATCGCTGCTGGCGGCTAGTGTTGCTTGAATCCCGGCTTCCGGAACGTGAGATTTACCAGATTGCCCTTCCGTCATAGAATTTTGGGAAAGGGACATTTGCATTAGATTGTATTGCTCTATAATGAGCTTTATATATCTTTCTGCTTTGGCGATATGACCGGAGTCTACGGGTACGAATAACTTAGAAGGATCAGCAACATACTCTCCGGTTTTTGAATCTCTAAAGTCAAGGAAAACGAGATTACCCTGCTTAATCATCTTCATAGATTCTACTGAAGCATCTTTGCCGTTTCCACCAGTTGGATAAGCCGGATCACCGGGATCTCGTTTATTGGTTTCATCGACAGCCTTCAGAACGGCTCCCAAAAAATCTTTGGCGATGCCCAAGGCTTGTGTATCCTGAATGAGACAGTTTTCGAACTTGTGCCATGTGCTCCTGATTTTGGGCATGAAGGCTTCTTTAATATCGGTATAAGACATCCGGGTATCGTCTTTGTAGATAACCAATGTTGATTTAGCATACCGGAAGTCCACTCCGTACCGATACATATCAATATCCTTTTTGATGTTGAAAATGTATTGAGACTGCCAGAGCCAGTCGGTCATCTGGTTACGTGCTTGCCGGTCGCCGGGAGGTGGAATGTAATAGCAGCTATACCATGTGTTGTAAATCTTTTGTCGTTTTGACCCTTCGCCATCCTTGTTATTTTCTTCGGGAATCCAAGACGGTGGTTTACGCTGCCAGATGGGGAGTCTATTTTGGGTGAAGTCTTCAGAGAACGAGTCGGCATCTTGAGTAAGGATACTGAAAATTCCCACCATGATAGTGGTATTGCTTCCCTTGAAACTCTTTGCCTTGGAATAGCTCATGCCATGACGGGTGCCGCTGTATCGGTTCAGTTCGAACACCTCTTTCAATTGCTCATCCGTCATGGTCGTTCCGAACTGCCGGACAAACTCAGCAAAGGTTATAGAATATTCATAGTGCCACATCGTAATATCCTCTCCATTGTTCCGTTTGAAAGGACTCGTGAAAAGACGGTCTGGTTCCAGATATTCTACTTGGTGACGGCCATTGGTTTCATCCGTATAAGATCGACCGCAATATTTGTTAAAATGCTTATAGTCGTCCGTAAACCATTCCCCGATTATCGGCCATTTATTTAAGTCAATGAGGTAATGCTGGATGCCCATTTCAAAAGCCCGTTCTACGTCACCCTTGTATACATAGGCATCATATAATTGAAGGTCTTGGTTGTCTTTTATCTGGCTACGGATATAGTCTAAGGTCTTGTCAATTCCGGAAGTTACTTTGGCCGCATCCTCTCCATCTAAACTACGGATATATTCTTCCAAATTTTCACTGTCCTTTATTTTCGGTAGGCCAATAGTCTGATTAATGTCGTTGATTAGGTTTCGGAACTCACGCTGGTAGATAATCCGCTGCCGGTCACGCTGTTTTTGGCTAAGAGCAAACTTATCAATCTCGTTTACCTGTAATTTATTTTGAAGGCATATTTTATCTAACCGGGCACGAACGATATTGTCAATGTGTATATCTACCGGGCAGGTTTGGAAAGAAGAGGAAAAGTATTCCGCTTTACCGCCGCCGCCCATAGGAGTGGGCGGATCAATCATGTCGATGTACTCCTGCTTATTTAACTCGCCTCGTTCTAATTGACGGTATATCTTCTTTCGCTTTGGATCAAGGAATACGACGGAGTTTTGCTTCGAGTAGAAGATAGCCTGTCCAAGCCACAGCGAATTTTTCGCCTCGGGAGGAAAGAAATTTAAGTAGTCGTAATAGAGAGTATTATCAGCAATTGGCGGCAGAGTCTTCTTTCTTGCCATCTTTTTTTATATAAATGTAGTAATTTTTGTTTATTCCGTATTTTTTACCGTAATTATGTCAATGTCGTTCATGCAGTGAATCTTTCTTCCTTCTATGACTACATCGAAAATATCGAAATCATCGACGACGACAGTATCACCCGTTTTTGCTCCAACTTTTTCTTCCGATTCCTTGGATATTGCTAGTATCTTCCGTTCGAAAATCTTCAACGTTTCGCTATATAAAATGCCACCAGCAGACACACGTTGTACGGTATTTGATTCATGGACAAGGAATACATAGGGGTCAAAGCTGATCACTTCATTGTCCCGAACAACTCCGTATACTGAGGTTAATGTTTCGTAGTCTCCCTGAACGGAAACCAACATATCTTTTGGGCATAGTCGTTGTCCGAATGATTGTTTTGTAGGGTTTTCTTCGGTAGACCTATTGGCTCTGACCCATTCGTCTTGCCCGACATAACTCGTTACAGCCACAACGGTAACCAATTTATCTTCTCCATCATAACCAACGATGATTGTTTCGTCGTTGTCCACCAGATAATCCAAAATAGCGACATCTCCCACTTGTGCGTGATGAATGTTTTCTCCGACGAATACAACTTCCCCAGTAGACACAAACCTAGCATTATGATCGGTATCATCGCTCGTTGTGGGATTATACATGAAAAGATCGGTTACTGTTCCGTCATCACGGATAATCTTTTTGGTAAATAAAGACTCCCTCGCCTCTTTACTTATCTTCACAATAACGTGGTTGGGATGGCAAATCAACTTACCCTCGACTTCTTTACAAAGAACGTCATCTTCAGTAACCATTACACAATCCATCCCATCGTACACGAATTTCTTTTGTTCTGTGTTCTTTTTGTATATAACCGCATCGCCTTCTTTAAAGAACGAGCATTTTTTACCAGAGGCCAATATCTTTCCCCGGTTCTGCTTTTTCTTGTACAAAATATCTGAAGCTAAAACTTCATCTTGCCCCCACTGATAAAGATTAAAATTACTTCTCAATACCACTAGCCCTGAAGGTCTTTGCTCTTCAGTAACTATATCTTCTACTGCTATTAACACTAAATTTCTGAGTGGTTGAAACATAAAAATTATTTTAACGTCTTGGTGGAGTTATTTCCCATATTCTTGCCATGTAACTTCTAACATGGTCGTCTGTCACGTTTGTTCGCTTGGCTTGTTTCAACGCATATTCAAGCATAATTTCAGACATCGTTACGTCAAATGCTGTTGTATTTGCCATGTCAAAGTTCTCCAAATCAATTAGGCCGTCTTCAAAAGGATAACAGGCAATATGATCTTTTTCATCAATGGTTTTGGGAGCCCGGTATCTTGTCTGTAGCATCTCCACTCCATTCTTTACTATCTTACCAGTACTATCAGTCCATATACCACACCCTCCATCTTTTTCATTATTCATTAGGAATCTTCCCATCCCTACCTCTTCAAACATTTCTTTTACACTTTCCACTTGCCGTTCGTGCATTAATGAACAACCAAAAAACTTACATGCTTTAGTCGCCTCTCGATGCACATCTTTAGGGTCGTCCATACGACCAAGAAATAGAGCGGCCTTTTCATCCTCCAAGAAATCTTCACTATCTGGCTTGTTAAAATAATCAAATCTTTTATGAATGATGATAGATGCTCTTGAAAAGTTAGAACTTTTTATATCTTCTTTTCGATATCGCACAGGGTCATACCCTCCATAAAACTCAGGATTGATAGGCGGAATGACTTGGCCATTATCGGTTACAAAGAACCGATTGCTGGCATCTATTTTACGGTCAATAGAAATAAAAGGAAGCAACGAAATTAGCCATAAGCCAGACGGATCTTGTTCGAAGACGATGCGCCCAGATGACCCCTCATTCAATACGCCCCTTACATATGGCTTATCGTCGTATGCCTTGCCCTCTAATTCTTTTCTTCTAGAAACCAACCGTATTTTGTCGAAATACGACGCTTCTGACGCGCTAATAAGGGCCTCATCCTCAGTCAATGGCAATTTTCTTTTCTCGTAGTAATATTCCTTTGTTCCCTTTGTTTTTTTATTAATCTCGTTTTCTATCCACTCTTCGTTTCTAGCTTCATCAATTTCTCCGTATTTGTCTGGCAATAACTCAATGGGCAGGTATTGGCTCCATAGGCTACTAACAAATCGTTTCACAAAACCGCTAATCGTTGTTTTCTTCCCTGGCAACAAGGAAGATTCCCCAGCCATCTTTATCCACTCTTTCGTAGATTGTATAACTGAATCCGAGTCGCCGGTAGTGGACAGAGCAGACAGTTTACCGCGACGGCCGGCATTACGAATAGTCTTTCTGTTTACCTCGATGGTCTGCCGGGGATTGGCATCAGTAGGATGTTTAGAAACCTCATCAACAGTTACCTTCATCTTTTCGGTTCCGTCCATCGCTTTTTCCTCAGTAGGATATACATAGACCCGGCCGCCGAGCCAAGGTTCGCCCTCCGAGTCATCTTTGTTATTGACTAATTCTAGCGAATTACGCGGGCGCTTCCCATTACTCTTATAGTAATTCTCCCGCATCCAAAAAGGACGACTGAAATAGGCTTCGAGAAGGGGGAACAGAAGGGTCTTTTTAGCCTTGTCCATTGTGTCGGACTGAAGGCCGATATTGTTATTGAAGTCAGAAAGGAGTACGTAAATATTCTCCGTTGTCTCTTCCGTGCTCATCCCATAGCGTCGCGGCTTGATCCACATCGGGCCATCTATCTCGTCTTGTTCTGGCTGCCAATACCAATCTCGAAAGTAAAAATCCTCTCTTTGTGAACGATTATGCCGGAGAAAGCGGTTGTTGTATTTATTGAAAACCAAATGATCAACATTCATCCCTGTGAGATAAGTTGGGACTCCGTTATTCATAAAATACATACCATTCAGCCACCGATAGCGCCATTTTTCTATGTATTCAATCCTGTCTTTCTCCGACATCCGACGAACATCTCTAATGTCTAACTCGAAAGTAAGATCGGCAGGCGTCCGCCAATACTGATCCTCTTTTTTTAGATTATAATACAAAATCTCCCGCTCCGGAGGAAGGGGCGGGAGTTTATATATAATTCCCTGCTTGGCATCAAGAGTTATTATCTGACCCATCCTCAACAAATTTAAAGGAATAGCCGCCTGTATGATGCCTCACTCCATAGCAGACTTTACTTATATTTTGAAAACTCAAATTTAGTTCTCTTCCAGCCTCAGCAACCGACCCATACATAATTCCATTTGTAATACATAACACTTTTTTAGAACAAGGGCTTTGGTCTCCCGTCTTGCCCTTTCCGGGATGCCGTCGGCCAAGAACTCGCCAAGCATGTAAATGTTGTTCGCGGTGAGTGTTCCATTCAAGTTGAGAGGCCCTATTATCCCATTTTATACCCCATTTATGATTGACCGTTCTTTTTTTTAAAGGATTGGGTATAAAATGAAGTCCCACAAGAATTTGAACATATTTCAATGACGTTTTACCCTCTCGATTTAGGCCCACACAAAGATAGCCCCGTTCATCTCTTGGGCGAGGAGGGAGAATTGTTTCTTTTATTTTTTGATAAGACCTCCCATTCCATTTTTCCCTCTCCAAAGACTTAATCCGACCCATATTACTTACCTCATATACTCCTTCATAGCCGGCAATTGGCCTCCATATTTCGCCTTCAAGGTCAAAAAGAGAAAAATTTTTATAATGTTCTGGTATTCCTTCTTTTATGGTAGATATAGCGTATTCTTGACTCATTTTCACTTTTTAGTCATTCAGGCTCCAAATATGCGCATTTTTTGTGATTATGCGTATGCGTATTAGTAAAAATCGTGCGCATCAAAAGGGCCCCGAAATATTTAACAGTCAATCGCGTACTTTTTCAGGATTTGACTTAGTGCATCTTTGCCCAATGCCGTAATTTGCATCTTTGCGCCCCTCCCCTCGCCAATTTTACTGATATATCTTTTAGCCTGAAGTGTCCCGAAGGCGTTCTTTATCTTCCTAGTGCTTGACTGATAGGTTCTTTTGAATTTCTCCTTGTAGATAAAAGCAGTATTCTTGGCCTCCCCGTCAAAAAGAGATAAGAGAACATAAAATTCAGGGATAGTCACCCCGGTATTTACCGTCATTGTTTTACGGTTGGTCTCCCAGAAGGTCAGGAAACGGACGATATAGGCCAATTCCTTTTGGGATTGATCCACCTTATTGGGGGGGACGTTTTTGTTACGTAAAAGGTAGTTATAAGCCGGGGAGGTAGATAAAAAGTTGAGGTAATGGAAGGCGTTCACAAGCTCTTTATTTGCCAAAACCATTCGGTCTGCGACTAGTAGCTGTTCGGCAGATTGCAGGGAATAATCCCGTTCAGGAGCCTTGGAAATAAGTGCCTGAAATTGTTCGACGCCTATGCCCTCTTGCTCATCTTCTATAACCAAAAAAAAGCGCTTTTTGAGCGCCCGTAGTAAAACAAACATTTTGGACAGAAACGACAGTCGGCTGGTTGATTTGGCATCCCATTCCCCTCCTTTTCGGAATAGCTTAAAGGCTATATCCCTTGGGAGGTCTATTTTAGCTTGCTCTGTTATCCCCTCTATCTGTCGGGCGAAATACAGATCCAAACTTTCGCAAGATATGTCAAGAATAGTTTTTTGCACTATGTCTTTTGTTTTCAGTTTTATAGATAGGCGAAAAAACCTTCCCGGTAATTTTACTCCATTTTCTGCCTGTTTTTATTTGCCCTATTAAATGGATATTAACGCCATATTTTTGTGAAATGTCTTTATAGCTCATATTGGCGTTAAAAATAGTCAAAACCATTTCTTCAGACAAGTACTTAACGTCTTTTTTGATGTACTTAGCACCTGTGACGCGATGCCAAATTTTCCCAATCTTAATATTGGAAATGTTTTGCTCAGTCGTATGATAAATAACCGATAATTCTGTTGGAGTTAATTCAGAATGATATATCTCAATGACTTGTGTTTTAGTGAGTTTAGAATCTCGATGGGTATGCCCGACCAATGAAGTCAATCCATTATCCAAAGCATGAATAGTGTTTTCTGAATAAGTAACCCATTCTATATTGGAGACACGATTATCACTGGGAATGGCGTTTATATGATTAACGCAGGGCTTGTTTAATGGATTGGGGATAAAAGTATTAGCTACAAGCCGGTGAACCTGCTCGCTCTTTGTTGTGCTCACCCACACACGGATATATCCCGGCTTGTTCTTTCTGCCCAACAATATTCTTCCTTTGACTGGCTTTTTCGCCCCTCTTTTTGTAATCAATACTCTATCTATGCTCCTAATACGACCCATATTGGAACATTGAAGCCTATCCTCATACCCTTTGCACGGAAGCCAAATCTCATTATCCATTATATTCAGGATTAGGTATTTGTTTTAATACTTTGCCGCCATGTGGACAACCACAGTTTTCTACGACAAATAGAAACCGACCGCAATCACATTGCGAATTATCATATTTTAAGTCGTTGGCCAGCGGCATGTACCCGTCCACCCCATGAAACTCAAGGCACTTTCTTTTGGCCGGTTGTTCAGTTTGCTGCTGGTTGTTGGCCCAATTCATTTTTTCTTGTTTGAATAAAGTTAAGGATATTTTCCAATCTTACGCGCCAGGAGTGGTGTTTTAAGACCCATTCCCGGCCAACCTTAGCCAGTTCTTCCCGTTCTGCATCGTTTTTCAAGAGTCGGTCAATCTCCGTTTTTAGCATATCAAAGTCCAACCAAGTCTTTATTACGTTCTTATTGAAGTCTTGGTTTATGCCGTAGTAGTATTGGGAGATAGTCGCGCAACCGCAGCCCATGGCTCTCCAAATTCGGTCTGAAGTATATCCCCGGCGATTGAACTGGTTTTGAGTAATGGCTATTTTTGCAGTATTGTAAATGGCTATTTCATCATTCTTTTCTGCAATTCGGGAATGTCCGCCCCAGCCCATGCCGTAAACAGCGAACCTATTCCCGTATTCATTTCTCAAAAAATCAACCATTTCTACCCGTTGTTGAGCCAAAGGAAATTCATCTTTCAGAGAGGATGTAGTATAATTTCCGCCAATGAATACTATTTCAGGAAATGGGAACACCTTCTTTTCATCTCCTATTTTATAGGAGGTTATCAACTCAGGCTGAGGCGAATAAACATCATAATCGGCTGCACTATTCGACCACATTACGTTATTGAATCCGGCCCTCTTTAACTCGTCTACCGTTTCCATATCTCCTACCACAACTAATCCTAAATGCGGTGCTAAGTCTTTTATCCATCCTATGTCCTGTCTAACGTCGAACGAAAAAAGAACCGTGAATGTTTTTTCGGGAAGCGAATGTAATAAGTCAGCGTCTAAATTTCCGCCAGATTGAACATGGAGAAATAACAAATCCGGCTCTTCCATATGCGCCTTTGCAATAAGCCTTTCCCACATGCCTATGATTCCTTCATTTGCTTTTACGGACTGCCAATTAAAGACACTCACCTCTTCAAATAGTTCTTTCATGGCATTGGTGATGCCGGAAGATCTATAAGAAGGGCTTTCGATAGCGCAGTGCAGTATTGACTTCATGTTATTAATAATTTAACCATGCTAATGGGTCTGGCTTGGCGATCTTATTTAATATTATTTCTCTGTTCTTTTCAAAGGTATAGTATTCCTTAAATATTTCAGCACCTCGTTCTTGCTTTTTGATTATTTCGGCATGGGATATAGAATGAAGTATTTGTTCAAGCCTTGGTAATTCTTCCTCTTTAACCAATACCCCGTATTCATTGAAGTCTATCCAATGAGGTTGGACGTGAGTATCCGACAAATATACCGGAATGCTACCGTATTCTAGGGCCTCCAATATACGAAAGGAGCTGGCCCCGCACCCACGGGGGCATATTGTATAAGTCGATTTTGCAAGGATTTGACAGAAGTCTCTAAGCGGGTGTTGAGCCTCGGATACATAAATACTACGGCCGCTGAAATCTCTCAAAAGCCGCTGGCGAATCGGATGAGTGTTACGCCCGATAAAATTAGCAAAAAGGCTTTTCTGGATACCGACCTTAAAATTATGCGGCGCACACAATAATGGCAACGGATAGTCTATTCTGCCTCCACTCATCCCAAAACATAATATATCCAAATCTTTGAAATCGACCATAGGCCCTAAGTCGAATTGATGAATACAGTAATACTTCTTTGAACGATCCAAGGTGTCAACAAAGTCTTGGAGCCTTTTTACGGCCGCCTTATCCTCCCCAAATTTATGTGTAACTAAATAGCCGTTAAAGAAAATGGGCAAATATTCCCGTTCCGTCTCCCCTGGCATGTACGGGTAATTGTCATAGAACCACTCTTCAAAGTTGATTTTATTATCCGAAGGATAAGGAAAACTTTGACGAATCCTAAACTCAGGTGGTACTCCGTAATGTGATTTCCAGTTCATTTATATTTCCATTTAAATCCGTACGCTGTTTTCTTAACCCCAGAACACACCCTTACTATGCAAGACGTATCTGATCGCCCAAAAGACAGAGCCGCATCTAATGCAGAATCCCAATCTTTAATAAATTCGTTTTCTTTTGAAAATTGTTGTATCGGCCTTTTGTGCCCGTATCTTGGTGACATATTCAGTGTAGACTCGTCTTCCAAATATTTCCAAAAAAATCCACCGGCGGTTCTGCCCTTTTTCTTACAACAATCTTTTATGTGGCTAGGGCATAATGACAAACAATCAGCGGCTATTTTTATACTATCAAAAGACCTTACAAAATCACCAGACATGGAAAATTGACTGACCCTTCTATAGTTTGATGTTTTCTTCCTTTTAAATTGTACGCTTTCACTCGGGGAAGAACCGGAATACGCCCAGAAAAAACCGCCTACTGATTTTTGCCTATTATTACAACATCGACTAATACTTCCGGCGTTTATATTTAAAGACCTCGCTGCATCAATCATGGAATCCCATTTCTTAATAAAAATTAGCCCAATGCCGAACTGATAAACGGACTTAGAATATGGGTTTAGATGTCCCAACCTACCAACAGACATCTTTTTATAAAAGATGGGGTTACCCCAATTTTTCTTAGAAACCACGGAACAACCCATCCGCCTTTCACTGGTAAATACTTGTGGCTTTCTAACCAGAGCGTCCATGACTTTTCTTTTCTTATCAGACCATCCAACACCCCTTCGCATAGAGGAAAAGAGAGCTTTTGTTTCATCGGAATGCTTTCGACCAAACCAAGGATTTAAAACACCTATTTTGCCCTTCATGTGTCTGCCCATCTTAGCCCTGCTTTCATCAGACATTTTTGACCCAAGTCTACCGCCATTCATCAAGTTTAATCCGACAGAAGAATTAAAGGAGTTGTATTTGTCTATATAATATGTCTCGTAATAATTTAAAGAATCCTCGCTACAATAAATCAACACTTCAAACAAATGTGCATCCCACCCGTATTTTTTTATAGAATTATACAGCTTGGGTTGACTTTTACACTGGACATTGGCATAGTTTCTTTTCCGTTTAGCTAGATTAATTGATTGACCAATATATATTCGTCCAGAGGGAGATGTTATTTTATATATTCCGATGAGCCTATTCATTGCTCAAATGTTTTCTAACATAAAAAGCGTCCGTCCACGCATCGCCAACCCAAGGGCCAGTTTCAACTCTTTCGAAATCAGAAAGAATCGTATCTATTTCTTCTACAAGAGCGTTCCCAGAATAAACAGATTTTTTATTTATCTCGGTATAAACCCAATTTATTTGTCTAAGAGTTTTTAAACCGCCCGACAAGACTCTGTTTTCATATCCCTGACAATCCAAGACAAGGAGGTCATATCCCTTGTTTATTAATCCAAGATTATCAAGAATATCAACATCTACCAATTCTTCATCAGTAAATTTTACCGAATCGTGAAGAATAAGATGTAGGTCTGGGCGAAGAATACTATTCGATTGCCCGTGGTTGACTGTATTATCCCCGGTATACATCGTCACATCCACTTGCGATTTGTCGCCGCAAGCCAGATTAAACAATTTGATATTCTCCATTCCAAAGAACTTCTTATGAAGAACACCGAAGGCTGCCGCACAGGGCTCGATAAGCGCCATTCGTTTTATACCTACCGCCACATAATCGTCGTACTCTTCACAAAAGTGAGCGCCGCAAACGATTACTCCATTTGCATTGATGTTATACTTTTTTACAAGTTCTTTGAAGTTAAGGAGCATCTTACTTTCTTTTTATAACGATTAGTTTTTCATACGCACATATCTCTACTGAGTCAATTAGTTTTTTGAATATGGCTGAATCTTCAGAAGTAAAGTACGGATTTACTATCTCTCCTGTTTTTAAAAATTCTTTGAACATATGCAAGGGGGTGTCTTCAAACCTATGCACCAATCCGCCCCAATAAAAGGAGTCCAAATTGCAGTGGCAGTCTTCAATATAATAGATTCCGCCTTCGGTCATTTTACCCCAAAATATCTCTTTGAAGGAAACAATCTGATGATGTGCGTTATGACTACCATCATCCACAGCCACTTCGTATTTGCCGGGAAGCGATCGAAGTAGATTGACGTCTGATTGATCCCCTTGTATAGGGTAGAATCCTTGGTTCCGACACCATCGTGCGCTAACAAACTCAGGATTCATGAACAAATCCAAACAATGAATATCCACCTCATTTGCGCCGAAAATGTCATTCCATATTTTCAGCGATTGCCCTCTGGCAACGCCTATTTCCAACAAAGTCCGACACGACTCGGGTAGTGTTCTGGAATAAACCTCCCAATACCCATGCTCTCCTTTGTCGGTATTAAGCCATCGATTTAGAAAACCAAAACGAGCAAGCCTTATTTCCTGTATAGTCTTATCCATAGGTTAGTATTTTATTCTATGCCATCGAGGAGGCATAATATCCATGGTAGCCAATGCCGAATTATCGGGTCCAAAGTAATTGTCTTCATGCGGACAAACCACCATAATTGAATGTCTATTTAAGATGCCAGCCAAAACAGAAAAGCTACTATTAGATGTTACCAAAAAAGGACAGTTGCACATGGCTATAAAATCATCTTGCGTAGTCCCTATTGAAAATGAAAATTGATCTTCAGAACTAATAAAATATTTTTTCACAAATCCTCTACAGTATGGAATGTCGTCTGAACAAAACATGAATTTGGGAAGTCTCACCCATGAAGATGTGAAATTATTTTGAATAAAATGAATGGCAGATAGCAAATATTCATCTGTAACGACCGGATGTTTTGTTGAATATTGTAAGTAATCGCCCCTTCTGACATGAATAATAACCATCTCTGTGTTATACTCAGCATTATGATAGCCTATTGATAAGTTAAATTCATTTATAAGATTAGACTGCCACCCATCAATATACCGCCAACTTTGAAAGTATCCTGTCCTAATATCCTTTGTCCCGATCATTATGTTTTTATCTCTCCACTCTTCTTTGAAAGGCAGTTCGACGAATGAGTGCCGCCCATCATTTACTTCAACTATTTCAAGATCGGGATTCCAATTTGGATTTTGTAAGTGCTGGTGATAAGTCGGCCAAACTGATGGGGCTAGCGATTCTTTTGGCGCGCAATACTCTAATCCATGCTTTTTAGCATAAACCCACCCCGTCATTTGCTGCCAAGTCGAGTTGGCGAAACGCCCTTTCGTAAATACGCTTACCATTACGCTTTGGTCCAATTTTTATAAGTCATCCCTAGTACTATTTTATTTACTGCGGCCCTTCCGATGTTCATATCTTTTGCAATTATAAATTGTGGCACTCCACTTTTATATTTTTTCATCACTTTTTTCACTTGAGATTCTTTAAGTTTAAGATTGTTTTTGGCTTCCCTCCATTCATGGCCAAGATTTTTGGTCATAAAACCCCAAGTCCTCCCACCTCTAACGTTATTTATGCAGCTTATGGTTACTCCATACTTTTTTGCCAATTCACGTTCGGTATACTCCCCAGTAGAGTATAATTTAAGCATTTCGACGACTTGTTGCTCGCTTAATTTAGCACCGGGGCCTTTTTCACCTAAATGACACTGTAATCCAGTAGCTATGGCATGTCTTTGGTTTTCCAGCTTAGTGGCCCATTCAAGATTAACAGCCCTGTTGTCCCATTTTATTCCATTTTTGTGATTAATTTGAGACTTTTTACTAGGGTTCGGTTTAAAAGCTTTTCCAACCAGCCTATGAACAAGACGCCCATGCTCCTTTTTGTCTTTAAATAAAGAAACTCTTACGTAATCGTCTTTGCTTGGTTTTAGCTTAAGATGTATCCCCTTTTTAATATATCTGCCCCCATATGGAAGATACCCAATAAATCTATCCAATGACCTAACTCGACCCAGATTACTTATTTCGTAATACCCAGTAAACCCCCATATTGGTTTCCAAATTTCTTTCATAGTTCAATAATCATCTTTTCTATCTCAGAAACTTTTTTCATATTTTCATTGAGGTCTTTTAGGAAGCCAGATTCCGAATGTTGGAGGTGATCATATTGCATTCCCGGAACGACATATAGACTACCCCCGGCTTTTAACCATAGATAGTTGAAGAATATAGTATCCGAAGCTAGGATTGACGGATCGTGTCGATATACCTTGCAATAAGCCTCACGCGGCACTACATAGTTGGCGGTGTTACACATACAGCGAAACATGGGGTTATCCATAAATCCTTTAGCATTCTCTTTCGTAAAGGACATGCTGGCAAACTCTCTGTAATCGAAGGACGGGCGCGCCCATTCTGGACAGAAAATCGTTCCGCTCATTGCGTCTGGTTCGGCCCCATTCAATTCGGCGTATAAAGCATCAAGGTAGCCGGGCGAAAAGGTGTTATCTGAATCCCATAGACAAACAAGCGGCATTGTACAGTGAGCCACTGCATCTGCCTTGTTTTTTGACATATTCACGTTCTTGTACTGCTGAAAAAGAACCACCTTATCGTTATTCCGATAATAGTTACTTAATCGATGAAAGGAACCGTCTGTAGAGGCATCATCTGCGATAATGATACTGTTTACTCGTTCATCATTCAACACCTGTTCGATGGCGTTTTTTGTCATCGACTCACGATTATACGTAGTTATTGCAATGTCAATTTTCATACAAAAAAGTTACCGGAGGGTGCATCCAACGGTATCTCGTCCGGCCTGACGGCCTTTAGTGAAGTGTTGTCCCTCCGGTATCCTTATCGTTAAAAACTAATGCCTCTGTTTTTAACGAGATATCTTTGGATGCGGGACTAAGGTACAATCTTAGAGTTATTCTGCAAATTTAATTTTTGGGTATGTTTTTTAAAGGCTCCTTCGATGTAATACCCCCAGTCTTTGAACCCTCCTTCTGTTAAACTGATCCCTGGATACTGACTAGCCAACTGGGGGTAGGCATGAAAGCATTTACCATGTGGTTCTATCTCACGCATCCACAAACTATCTATAGGGATACTTTCTGGCAATTCCAACGCTCTTTGCATAAACTCCCGGCTGTACATGGCTGCATGGAGCCCGTAGGAGCCTTCGATTCGGAATAGGTTAGGCGTTATCAGATGCTCCACCGGTCGGATCAATACAGACCCTAATTTTATCTGCCACCAATCTATTTCACGGGATTGACGGACTATTTCTTCCATGTAAGCATTGAATTCATCCGGAGGAACTAAGAACTTAACATCGTCCTCAAAAATGAGACATCTGGATAACCATTGGGCTTGTTTAAAAAGATAAATAAACGATGTCCTTACTCCTTTCTTTCCGTCTATATCTTTTGTCCCGCCCCACCATTGAAAGTTTATGCCATACTTTCTGAAGTCGTCTATCACCCGCTGCTTTCTTTCGACATCGCCAATGGTTATCACATATATCTTATCAAAGTAGTTCCGCCAGGACATCTTATCTTTTTCTTTTGGATTTACGTTTGCTTTTAGGTTCCGGTTTTTTATACTCGAACTGCATTGGATACTTTTCTTTTTTCATAGGACGAATCATCTTCTTTGTAATCGTGCTAATATGGAATGCACCACAGATTGGGCACCTATATATACGAAACTTATGTTTCCTATTACGGTTACGCAGTCCTATTAGGTCTTCTGCTGCTTCATGCGGGGTGTTGTATGTTCGTTTATCACATTCCATTTTAAAACGATGGAAATTTTCGCCATGAAAACAATTCCGAATCAGGAAGTTTAGAGTAATCCACTTCTTCAGAAAAGGTTACTCTGCTTGTCATGGGGGCGAATTCGGCGGCTTTTTTATTTCTTAAATGCTGCTTGCTGTTTCGATATAAGGAGACCGAAGCGCGGCACATCCCTACTTTTTCTGCAATCTCAGCGTCTTTAAGACCTTGTGAAGTTAGGAAATGTATTTCTTCTACTAGCTCAGGAGTTGCTTTCATCTGGATGAATTTTAGAAGGGCAAGTCCTGAATAGGCTCTGTAATATCCTGAGCGCCGGGTTGGTTTGGCTTGTCCCAGTTGGCCGCACTGTAGGCGTCGTCATTTTTGTATTGACTGACGTCATTTGGCTGACGAGTCGGGATATCAAAATCATCGTCGATGTGATTGGCATCCCGGCTTGATATCGGCTTAGGCTTATCCGACTCTTTTAAGTTCCCGATATACGGACGTCCGTCAATGTCTTTCATCTCCTTTGTCGGGTTCACCTGAATAGACATGATGTTCCCATACTTGTCAGTCTCGGCATTAAGCCACACATTGACGGCACAATAAATCTTCCCGTTGTTGCCTTTTGTAAAGGCGGAATGTTTTTTCTTTGCCAGTTCGATCAAGTCGGTAAGGCAAATACTTCCGAAGAAAAGTTGATTTTGACTCATTTTTTAATTTTTAATAACCAGTTTATATCTAATTCTGTTTTGAAAGGTTTTCCGGTTTCTTTATCCTTCAACGTCATCATACGACCACTCTCGCACTCTTCGAAGATAAAGATTCCTGTTATGATTACAATGCGTCCATTAAGTTGTGCACTAAATCCTGGCTTCACATATACTTCTTCGTTCAAAAGAAACGTCGTTCCGTCTCGCGATTTACCGTAGGTGACCGAGCACTTCGGACAAACATAGTATTCTCGCTTAACCAACGCCCGCACAACATCCGGCCCCTCGTGCAGACAATTACTGCATCTCATTGTTCTTGTGTTTCGCGGCCTTAAATAAAACTTTATCCATCTGGCGATTGATATTAGACAACATCCAATTTTCAGACAACCACCAATCAGAAAAAGCCCACTTAAGAAACGTGTTAAACGTTTGCAAGGCCGTTTCTTGTGTCCATTCAACTCCTGCTTCCTCTGTTCGCTTTCTTAGCGCCTGCACAATAGCCTTCAAATCTCTGGGCGCACTTCCATTGAAAGAAGGCGTTATCGAAAATTTAGACTTCGTAAATTCGAAATAGGCCGTAATAAATTCTTGCCAGTATAATTCGACAGGTTTTTTCTCTTTTTTAATTCGTGGCATGTGCATGTCTAATTTTTATCCTCAAATTCAAATCGTTTCATTTTGGCTCTCATCATGCAAGTCCGATCATATTCATTCCAGTCATCCATGAAATAAGGCATTGACCATTCTTTTTGTTTGATATACGACGACAATGTACACTCGGCACATTCGTCTCCATTATTCCAACATCGATACAAAACTTCAGACGGCAACCCATTTGCCAACATAACAAAACCATTCTCGCCTATACCTTTTGAGAGAAGCCGTATTTTATTCATTTCACTTTCGGTTACGTTTTCTGGCTTCACTTCAATCCATGTATTAAGAGATGGTATAAAAAAGTCTGGCAAATATGGAATACCACCCTCTAAAACAAACCCTTCTTTTTCATACTCATACAAAAACCCCAATTCAGATAAGAAAAATGCCCAACGAGCTTCTAATCGAGACCTAAAAAAATATCCTTCGAATTTTGTGTTGATAGCCCTTAACATAAACAACATTTTTTAAAATGGATCATCGGTTACATCATCACCATCTTTGTATGGAAACCACAAGTCAGGATTGTCATTCATTCTCTTTTCCATACCGGCAGCTAAAGTTGGATCGCACGGCATTTCACCAGACAACGGATCGGCATACCTTTTTTTTGCCCAATTCAAAACTAGTGGGAAGTCCCCCAACCTGCCCCCAGTCCTTTTCCGCTTTAACTTCTGAATATAAACCTGGACATGAGGATCGTTTTTGTCAACATGAAAATTTGGTCGATAGTAGGAAACAATATTATCCATCTTGTTACCCCATGCGGCCCCCCCAGCAATGTCGTACATATCAACTACCGGTAGGGACTTATCTTGGTTATAAGAAGGATTTTTAGGATGAGCGATGATGTTATAGCAAACATTGTTCAGTAAGGCAAATCGCTTCAAGTCTTTAAACACATCTGACAAGTATTGGTCTTCCCGTTGATATGCTTTTTGATTATGGTCAAGCTGGTTAAATGGGTCTATCATAACACCATCTAATCCTTTTTTGAGAACCAGATGACGAAATCTCTCGTTGATTGAATTGACGTCATGGTCATTATCTGGATAAACGTAAAATATGTGCCGGGATATAAAATCACAACCTTCTGTGTATTCAGCCTCAGTCATATCCCTGAGCCACTTACCGACGTACATTTCAACCAAGTCGTCGTAAAAATCATTGGCAGGATAATTTTCAGGACTAAATATAGCCCATCGCCACCCATCCCATATACTCTTTGTAAGCATCAACTGAAGAGCAAAAAAAGTCTTTCCGTGATTCCCATATCCCACAAACAAATTTAACTCACCTTTCTTCCATCTAAAGAAATCGTCCATATCCCTAAATCGAGTCGTAGGAGCCAACTGAACACCGTTTCGAAAGTTTTCCAGCATAGACGGGAAAATGTCTTCGAGATAGTATATTCCATCGACAGGGATGGACTGTGCGTTTTTAACGACATTGATAACTGCTTCTGCCCCTAAATACATCAACACTTCGTTAAAATCTTTGCACCTACGTTTTAATCCGTTTTCAAGTGGGACAACTTCTTCCATAGGATAGTTGACGGTATAGCAACGTTCAACTCCCAAACGACGGATCAGTTCGTCTCGCAATGCTAAACCCGCCGAGTCTGCATCTGTAGCAACCACAATCTCGTGAAATCCCATAAACCAATCTGAGCAATTATCTAAATATTCCAACTGCTGATTACCCTTACTCGCTCCGTTAGGAACTGAAAGCACCACCCATTTCGATAATTCTTCAGGAATAGCCTCGCCTATACCAAAATCAACTTCCTTCCCGAAACCAACTTCATACACACTTAAACAATCAATCTCTCCTTCGACTATGATGCAATGTTTTTTTTCCCCAACAGTTTGAAGGTTGTAAAAAATCAATTCAGCACCTTTCGTCATCTTAAACCCTTTCCTGGCATCCCGATACTTTATGTTTACCAAGTCCCCATCTCTGAAATAAGGGAAACAAATACAAGTTCCTTTCTTTTGCGTTTGCGGCATCCACTCCTCTCGACCAAATATCATAAATTTATCCAGAGTCGATTTTGATATTCCTCTCTTTTTAAAGTAAGCAACTATTTTTTCGTTTAACTCAATAGACCTCAAAATATCTGCCGGAGGCCGTTCGTATTTCTTTTCCTCACGCTTTCGATCCAACGTACGCACATTGCCTTTCCATCCACAATTGTGGCAATTAAATTCACCGGTAGTGATATTCACCGACAAAGGTTTGTCTGTCTTATTTTTTCGACCATCAGAACACTGAGGGCATTTCGTTTTTTCGCTGCCGCCGCGTCGAGTAAGTTTTATACCGAGATCAGAAAGTTTGTCGTAGTACATAATTTTAGCTTTCAAGACCCTTCACAACTTGCGAAGGCTTCAGTTCACCTATTTTTTTTAGGTCCAATTGCGCCGCACCCAGTTTTTGGGTTGATCCGTCTTTAAAAAAAACAGATAACCCATCTTCAGAAAACCCAACCCCCCTTCTTTCTTTTCTCTTCTCTTCTTCTCTCTTCTTATCTGCCATAGGGTCGGCTAAAGCCCCCCTATGGCCACCCCATTTCTTTTCCGCCCCCAATTTACCATAATCTGAGAGGGTTTTCCTGTCTTCCTTATGACGTAACATCCTGTTACTGTATATCTTACCGTCTTCTTGATGGAACAACCCCAACTCAATCGCATTATTTATGATTTCAGATAGCCTCCCTTTAGCCACCCCATAGCCTAGCGATAGCCCCCCTATGTTTTTTAACTGAATGTAACCCAGATCATCTTCGGCCATAGTTTCTACGATCATCCAAAATACACCATATCCTTCGGCTCCAAAGTTTGCCCTTAGTTCCAAAATTTTCTCATCATTCCTGGCATTATTGTCGTGTTTAAACCAGAAGGAATCCTTCGCCATTTTAAAGGGCCATTAGAAGTTTTAGTTAAAGTCATAGGATAGGTCTAAAAATAACAAAGCCCGGGGTGGCAGTCCCGGGACAATTGCTTCTCCAACTTGCGCTGAATATTCGTTATCCTTTATATCGCTGCCACACAATATGAAGGCTATAATTAGGTGAAATTACCGATGTGCATAAGAAGTGAATTTTAGCATGTTCTGTGAAGGTACAGAAAAAATTATACCAACCAAAAAAATCTACGAATTGGGGTGGATAAGTGTAGAATATACGCCACAGCTAAGCGGCCACACCAATTGGTTCTCCGGCCTTTGTATTTATAAGGGTTGTTAAAGAGCCCGGAGAACGTTTTCTATTTTAATCAGCGAGACACCACGCGATATGGCGTTATCCAGCTCTTCCATCATACTTTGGCAAGCGATGTTGTTTGCCTGCCATTTTATGTCGCCGATAGCGCCAAGTCTTGTGTCAATGATTCCATGAAGCTCCTCTTCCTGAAGGTTTGTAATCTCAGTGTCTTTTTCATCAATCGCCGCCTCTTTGGAAGTCACTTCGTCTTCCAATTTCTCAATCTCCTTTTCTTTTTCATCCTTGTAGGCGTCCAAAAATTCCAATCCTTCGTCGTTGCCTTTCAATATTTCTTGAAGGTACTCGTAATTTGTTTTTACTTTTTTATTATTGGTAAAATCTACTGGCATATTATTTTTCTTTAGACATTTGCATGATAAAAGTAGAGGCCGTTGAATCTTTGGACTTGACGTAATAGAACGACTTTCCTTTGTATAAATCTATGTCTTCGCAGTCAAGGGCGGAAAGGATTTTATTCATGGCGATGGGACTGAAACCAAACTCATCAGATACATTGATCTGTTCCGCTGGTCTCGTTAGGGTTTCTTCCGAATACATATCCCAAGCATCCAAACAGCCTTTTTTAAAGGAACAGTATGGAAACTTGGAGTATTTCATGAAGAGCTTGTTGAAAGACTCAAGATCCGATGCTGCGTAGGAGAAAGCGAATTCGGTGTCGAAATCAAAAACGTATCGGATGTCAACATAGGGCACTGAGGTTTTGGAGAACCCCACTACAACGCCGTCCATGTGAAAAAAAACGTTTGTATCTGATTGCGAAAATCCCGTCCATTTGTGGTTTGAAATTGATCTGGCAATGTCGCCTCTTAAAGCCAAGGTAATGTTCTGTGATATAGGGATGCGTAATCCGCAAATGCCGTCTCCGGAGCATATTGCATTATTGCCTATAAGGGTGTAAGCGTACATTGGCTTTGCCGCCTTTTCTTCGTCCGGCGAACAAAGGGGCCATGCCCTTTTGAGAGATTTAATAAATTCGGCATCTAATACGTCGGTTTGGGGAATAATTTTTGGGATTGCAAGGAAGTTTTTGGTCTCAATGGTTGGCACCTTGACAACTTCTTTACCATCCATTAACTTGAGTCCTTTCCCTTCTTTTTTGATGGTGATAAACTCGGCAGAACTTGTTGTCGCCAATGGGTATATATATTCTTCACTGATCAATAATTCTTCATTAGAGTCCGAGCAATCGTATTGAATCATGCACTCATAAGCATTTTTCAATATTTTCCCACCGCCAAATCGAATATATGAATCGACCATAAGATTTTTTTGACGACGAATATCAGCGGCCAAATCTTTAAACCGCAAAATGTCTGATTTTTTGATTATCATTTTAGAAAAGTGTTTCAGATGGTTGAACAGACCTTTTGGTTGGCTCGTATTCTTTTACGTATTCCTTCATCCTGTTGATGCCGTCCACGTTTCCTTCAGTTTGGTTTAGCCTATAGCGAAAGTACCACCCTGGTAACCCATCTTCAAGCGTGAAGTTCACACGATCCTTTGACACTTCAACAGAGAATTTTTTTTCTATCTGCCTGCTTATTTCCCGCGGAAGATTTGTTATGCCAAATCTTTTGAAGCCGTCCATTATAGTTAGGACGTCTCCATTTATAAGGGCTTTGGCGACCCTTGCCGTCTTATTCATTTATGTAGTTTGTAGTTTAAGTTCTTTCTCTGCGGCCAATTTCAGCCATATTCTTGCAGAATCTTCCGACCCAAACGACACCTTTTCATCTTGCTCATAGTATCTATCGGATATGTTTCTTAACATTGATACAGAAGTTTTAAAGGACTTTGTAGCTGCCATTAACTTGCTAAATAATTGTAAAAAAGTGGAGTCAAGGAATTCTTCGGTAATACACATATTATTTGAGGATTTTGGTCTGTGTTTGATGTGAAGGTATGCACAAAAAAAATATCGTCCAAATAATTTTGGAGAATTTTGGAATAAATTGGAAAAATGCTTAAAATTGTGGCATGAAAATTCAAAAAGACAAGCAAATGCCTGCTAGTGGATCGGTAAAAATGGAGCCGGAAGTGCTACAAAAAGCCAGGGAGATTTGCAAAAAGAAGGGGCTTCTATTGTCGGCGTATATTACTTCGGCCGTTTACAAGGAAAACAAGAGACAATCTAAATTTTAATAAAAATGTTAATCGAAATCTATCAGGGCGTAAGCATTAAATTCGACGCCAACAAGGACGAATTCTACACTGATATACAAATCAGCCCAAAAGGGAAAGCCAAGAAAGAATACATACGGGCCGGGCGTCTTGGTAAAGTACATTCCGAAATTGACAAATATCTCTCAGTGGCTAAACAAAAACCTTTAATGCCCCAAGCGTGGATATTGTGCAGAAACTCGGAAGGAAAATACGAGTTGGTAGATGTTATTTCTTATAATTCCCTGTCTAACCAAATCACCTTCAAGAGGAAGGATTCCCAAGAACCAGAAACCAAAGGAATGAACGGTGGCTACAAGGATGACATGTTTTTCCTTTCTTGCAAAGAAAACGATGCTATCGTAACAAATCTCAACAAAAAGGCCAAAGAAATCCAGAAAATAAAGAATGAGGTTTCTTGCTCTGGTGGAAAGCTCATTCAATTGAAGCCAGAACACTTCCATGCCATATAACTCCACTATAATACCAAAGCAAAAAATTTGCATTTCCTGTGGGAAGCCTTGTTTTTGGTTCAGCCGGAAACGATGCAAGGCGTGTGCTACCATTGAAGATACTCACGCAAAAATGGCTTCAATTGAACAAGTCGACGACGGGCTTCCGGAACTTATCGACCGGCTGGATGGTTTGGTGAGTAAATATGTGCGATGGAGCGCGACGCACAATGAAAACATGGAAATAGAATGCTATACTTGTGGGGATTGGCGGCCAAGAATGGTTATGGATGCTGGCCACTATATTACAAGGAATTGCATGTTTTTGAGGTTTGATGTTTCGCGCAATATTCGGCCACAATGCCATGTTTGTAATCGTTCTAAATACGGAATGGCCGCCGAGTTCGGTAAAAAACTGGAAATAGAACGGTCCGGCATCACGGAGATACTGCTTGAAGAGTCGCGTATTATCCATAAATGGAGTCGGGATGAACTTTTGCAAATGATAGCGGAATATTCTTTAAAAGTGAAGGCTCTAAATATAAGATAATGCCTATCTACGTAATACAATGCTGGCAGACGAAATATCCGGATTATCCATTGTCTGGAGCGGAAACCGTTGAAGCGTCAAATCGGGATGATGCAAGGATTATGGCTCGTAAGAAATGGGCAGCATGGACAGGTTTTGACGAATGCGATGTGCAGGCAAGAGTCATGTGGAATGAAACCATTCAGCGGGAAGACCTTGAATATGCTTTTATTCATGGATTGCCAGAAATTATAGACTAATGGAATATAAAATTGTAAAAGGCAACACAATTGATTTTTGCGAGGCAATAGGGTTGAATCCTACACGACAAAGAGAACTTTCGGCCAAATTGGACGCTATGGTAAAATCATGGTCTCCGTCTACGGGAACAGTGTCGGTCAAGGTTGTGGATATAATGGAAGAGATCGCTTCCTATTGCAAAAACATCGAAGAATTTTCCTACTGCGTGATGCTTCATATGGGATGGCATCAACGACGCGGAATGCTTTTAACCCCCAACGCGTAAATTTATGAAACAATCCATTAAAATCCTATTAGCTGCTGTTTTTGCTATTGGATGTGGTACTACAGGGCAAGTTTCGTGTCCGCCACCGACTACGATTACTTTATTTGACACTATACACGAAACAAAATATACCATCGTTGATAGTCCAGTATATGTGAATAGGGTGATTGACTCACCAGTTTATATTTTTCAGGACACGCCGATTTTGGTCAATACGGTTATAGATACGAATAATCCAATTAGTGTAATGACGGTCACGCCAAATTTATCTGGAAACGATTATCCTACAGTTCAGGCGGCCTTAAATTATCAAGCTCAACACCCTGGTACTGTTTTAAAGTTTTTTGCCACAGATTATTATTTTAATCATTCTTTGTTATTTGCCAATATGGTAAATAGAGACTATCAGCAAGTACAATTGGATATAGAAGGGCCTGTCTCTGCGTGGAATTCTCCTAGATGCACTATTTTTCACTTCAGAAATACAACTGATTTTGGATTGGCGGTGCAAAAATGTAAAGGGTGTTCAATCAAAAACATTTACTTCGCCGGAGCTTATTCATTTCCGAACACCTTGAATGCCGTTCAAATAGATACTTTGCTTTTTTCTCAATGGCCAGAACCACTTGGTTCAACAAGAAGTAATCCTTATGCAGCGATAGTCATTGACCCATTTAGCGATCCCGCTTATTATACAGCAAATCCTGGAGATAGTATGTACTCAAGTTATATGCCTTACTATATATCAGGAATGTCGAGAGGAGGTTCGACAGCAATAGATATAGAAGGATGCCGGATTAGTAATTTTGTAGTGGGAACTATGATTACGCCTTCTTTCCAGCAAAATGGAGAAATGATCAATCTCTTAAAGTGTCGTATCGATAACTGCAAGGTGGCCTATGCCTATACCCAAGACCAAAGTAAAACGAATACGATTTATAATTTAATGAGCTGGGGAAATTGCAATACTATAATCGACGGGAATGATTATGGGCATCTCCATATAACTCCTAGTACTGCACCAATGGTAGATGTGATGAATATAGCTGGGAATAATCATCAATTGTTCAATATAAACGCGGCCACTTTTCCAATTAGCATGAAGCGTATATACGCTGAAGGATTATTTAAATTGGGGATTGCCATGGGAGTTGCAGGCATTCATCTGGACGATTTTCAAATAGATTTCCAAAACAATAATCCAGGCGTCCCATCGCCTGACTGTTACTACTATGGGATGAATACAACTTTTACCGGATGCCAATTTAGAATATATGGAAGTGAACCACAACGACGGATTATATTGAATTTCCCGGCAAATCAATATATAGGTGGTTCATTGGGGGCATCCCCATTAGTAAATCCTGTTCAAAAAGTAAGCGGTAGCTATGCGACAAATCCTTTATTAATACAAGGAGCTACATTGTATTACACGGGCCTTCTATTGAATGATAATACTTATGACAGCGTCGGATCGGCAATTACTACCACAATTCATGTTAATGCAGATTTTTCCGGATGGTATTTAGGAACGGGGAAAGAAAGCAAAAACGATTTGATAACAGATAATAGTGGGATATTTTTCATGGAGAATCTGTTTCCTTCCATACATTCCGCGGCATATCCAATCGGGTTCGTTACTTCTGTCAGTAACGATACTGTTTGGCTTTCGAATGTAGGTTGGGGAATACGCGATGGACAAATTATTCATGCATGGGATAATAAAATAAGAAATTAATGGCGAATATGGTCGTTATAGTGATGGAGAATTCATGATGTCAATAGCGTTTATATCACAGATAACAAATTCATTCACAATGACAGATTTAGGAAGAATATGGGCTAAGTTTGCTAATCGTTGTTGGGCAAACTATAAAGGCAAAACAGCCGAAAGAGTAAATGGGGGCGTATTATACGAAAGGATGTTCTATACTATTCAACAATGGCATGAACTAATAGATAGAAGATACGCCGAAGGAGCTTCAATAATAAATAAATCTATTAATAATGGTAAAGATAAAGGTTAGGATTGGCCTATTCTGGTATTATTTTAATCTTTCAAATAAATTGTTCCCTTTCCAAGGATTAAGGGATAATGGAGAATGCTTTAGCATTGCCATCGTGCCATATATGATAGAAACTCTTAGACTTAAGTTCCCTAAATTTGCATTTAAAACAGAACCTGCATGATATATTTAGTCGCCTTCCTTTATTTGGCTGGGTATACGTGTTTTATTTCTTCCGTGGGATCAAGTCAAGAGAAACCCGTTTTGTTGGAAGATTATATTTTCGGATTGCTATGGCCCATACTCGTTCTATCTTATTGGCTTTCATATTTGCTATCTTTAATTAAAAAGAAGAAACATGAATAATATATCTCCATTAAGTGTAGTAATATTCGCCTGTATCTCTATTTTGATTATGGGAGAATGCGTATATTTGTTCGTTAAGTGGCGAAGACGAAAAAGAAAGCCACAACCAAGCCTTCTAGTATTTTTTGTTAACAAAATAAATTCAAAAACCATGTCTACTGTTAATTCAGTAAATTTCACAACCAACGCTCCGGATCAAGGAGTAATCGCCGTGGTAGATACGGCAAATGGCAATGCGGTATTGACTGGCACTTTATCGAATCTTTCGGCCGCTTCAAGCGATTCGACCCAAGACACGGCTTCTATAGATCCATCCGTGGCTAACACTCTGGATGTAGCCCCCGTTTCTAACCAAGGATCGTCTCTGGTGACGGTAAAGGGAGATTTTACAAGTCAGGGGAACAGCAACATTACTGATGGAACGGTTTTCGCCGGGATTACTGTACAGGTGGCTGTTACGAATAATATTCCGACAACGCCTCCGCCGCCTCCAACTCCGGTCCCAGGATTGCAGGTTACTTTCCCGTAAATATTTCAGGACATTCGCTTCCGTCCGGGCCGCCCTTAATCGGGTGGCTTTTTTATGGCTTTCCTGCGATAAGATAGAGAGTATAGCACAGCCAGACAAATCCAAAGAGATAGGACCAAGGGAGAAGGAATGTCATATAGCTATTCCAGAACGGTAATCTTCCACAGTACTCCCAATGCGGGCTTTTGTAACCAACGCCACATAACATTAAAGGGAAGGTGGCGGAAAAAATCCCGTAAAGCGTCGTGTGAAATAAATATCTTTTCAATGATTTCATGATACTTATTTTTTAAGTGAAAACAACTGTACGTCATATCCTGCTCTTAAATCTTTTACCCATATACTAGGCTTTGTAGGAGATGTAGAGTCTAGGTAGATTATGGGACGTTTTTCAAGTTCTTGAATTCTTCTTTGGAGGGAGTCTAGGCGGCGGTTTAATGAATCGATATTATAAGCCAGCGTCAATATTTTATAATCAGAAAACCATGGTGCGTAATTTGTCCATCCGTCTGGGCCTAATAAGTCAATGTTTGTAGAGTCGCGTACCATTTTTCCATGTACTGTACGGTACATAACGGGCTTTCCAATCATGCCTGAACGAAGGGCTGAATCCTGCCCCTTCCCTACCATAGCAGTAAAAAGTAAGGAGCATAGAAGAATAGGTAACTTGTTCATGGGTTATGCAGTTTTTAATTTTTGTTTCCAAAATTGTTTTGCCTCTTTTCGAAGGGCATCTTCCATTTCCCAGCTCTTTTTGCTTATGACGGTATAGCCGGGAATGATACCGTTTTGCTTGTCGGCGACGCTCATAAGCCTGTAATGTCCTTTATTGCCCTCAGCATGGTATTCTTTGCCTGCCCAAAATAGTTGACCCTTAAAGTCTTCTAGAATGGCAATGTGATACATCCAATATCGCTTTTTGCCTCTACCTATAAAATGAAAGACTTTTAGAAGATCGCCTTCCTCTATCCTCATGCCTGTTTCATCTCTGTAAAATCTTTTTTCTCTGGGGTGTAAATTCATACTTATTGCTTTTTAAGTTTATTGAAAGATTTACCACAAATCCTCATCTGGAATTTTGCCACTTGAAAGAACTTCAGGGAGGCATCCAAAGTGATATCGAAACTCGGTTCCGGCGGATGCATTGGGGTCGTATCCATAATCACCCGGCTCAGAGGGCCAAGCCCTAATTGCCATTTCGTTTTCAGGGATAAGTTTGCCGCATCTGCTACAGAGGCATTCAGGATGTCCGGTATCCGGCGAATCAAAAAAGACTTTATCCGTGGTCAAAATTTTAAACATGTTATTAATTTTTGCGATTGGAATAACTGGGATAACGAGGAGCTACAAAGGACCTAAGTAATTCGTCATTACCCACAACACAAAATATAACCAACTCAAGGACATGATTACGCCCACTACAGCCTTCCAGATTGACAGTTTTTTGTAAATAGCATTTACACACATCCAAGTTCCAACAAGCAAGATGGGAGCTGGGGCAAACCAGCAGATCATTATGAAGCCGAATGGTTTATGTAGCATCCAATATTCAATATTAAAATGTGGAGGAAGAATCATTATTGTTGAGTTTTAGAGTGTTGGCCGCTTCTCGCTGAATTTCGCAAACCCTCTTGATTATCCAATCTGCGTTTTTCCAGCCAATATCAGGCATGTTCCATATTGTGTCAAGCTGAGCATGGAAGCGTAACATACCCGTTCGATAGTCACCTCTTTCTTTTTCCAAAGCTGCTATTCTCTCTGCATCGACTTTTCGTTGAGTTTGCAGGTGCTTTATCCTTTCGCTGAGCGCGTTTCGCATCCATTTCGCCCCACGTTCAGCGGCGGCCCGGGTGATTACCGGAAAATTTTTTCTGATGTTTTCAGCGGAATACGGGGCGTCAAGTGGGGCTGGGCCGTGCGTGCTGACGTTCCATTTTTCGAAGCCATCCCACGCGTCCCATACGTTTTGATATTGATCCGGCAATTCTCCTTTATTTTCTCCTTGCCCTATCTGCTGTTCTGCCATAGCTAACAGCACGTCCTCGGAATGCTCTTCTTGTCCTATAGTAGGTGGTTCAGCCCAGCAATCGTCGCACTGAGAGACGCATTTCTCTTCGCTAACGCCGTGAGTCTGGCCAAGTTTTAACTGAAGGTCTTTCACCCATGCTCTAAGGGCTATGATAGCTCGCTCGTATCCTTTTTTATCGGCCTCCGGATCTCCTTCGTTATCGAACCATTTGAAAGATCGACTGGGATATCTTTCCAAGGAAGCTATCATATCCTTTTTTGCCATGGAGCTGGTTTCCATTCCTATATCATCAGGCCTGACTTCAAAAAGGCGATATTCGTTTTTGGGGAGATATTCATTGGGGGATACCCATTGGCCTATATTGCTCATGGTTTAGTACATTCAGTTTGATGAATAATTTTTGAATCTACGGTTTTGCCAGCAGTTACTCTTCTCCATACATGCCATCTTCCCCATTCATTGCCAGAGGCATCTTTCGATGGGCCACATGCTTGCAAAAGAAAAAGAGAAGCAATAAGTAGCTTACTGACCGTTTTCATTATATATTTTTGTTTGAAGTAGGATGTTTATGGCGATATCCCTTAATTTTATACCTCGCGTCATATCGCCCGCTTTTTCTGCGACTATGGAAATACTAGCGATAAAGGAAATCCTTTTTATCTGTAACATGGCGATACTTTTTGCATTTTTTTACACCTTTGAGACTCTGAATAGCCGCCTTCATTTAACGGATAAGCCCCAAATTCGTAAGTCCACTTATGTCTACAGAATATATGCTTTAATATCTTTTTCATTACTCTATCCTTCCTTTAGATGTAATTAACGACGATGTTCGGTAAGCCATTTGAGTTTATCGGTTTTCGGCATAGAGAACCAATTATCCGGGAGCTTATCGAATTTATCCGCGTTGACCGCAAGAATCCCCTTGTTGGGCGCTGTTGCGAATCCCTAATTTAGCGTAGACCATTGATTTTTGGTTGGAATTGAGAACTTTGCTCTCTTTGGCTAATTTCATAAGGACATCCTTTTCAATAGAACCAACCCGAATAACGTTCATAAATTCTATATAGGTATGAGGCAACTTAGTTGAGGTCTCGGATTGAAGTTTGGCGGTTTCTTTTTGTCCTTTATATCTGGCGTAATAGGCCCTTGACCGGCAGGTTTCGGAGCAGTACAATTTAGCCCTTTTCTTCGGTGTTTGTTGTATTTCTATACCACATATTGCACATTTGGTCATTCTACGGCTTTAAGATAATAGCAGCCTTTTATTTTTTCCTGCCTTGGCCAATCATATATCAATTCTCGGGTGCTCGGGGTGCCATCTTTTTTAATTTTAACGACTTTATAGTGGATTTGGCTAAGGTCTTTTAGCCATTCGTCTTCTTTTCCTATGTATTGGTCGGGATTAAATCCCCACTTCCAAGAAACTTCACACCAGGCCTTTTCAACGAAACCAACTCCAAGGCTTTCGTCGGAATAGCCAAAAACTTCAACCTTTTGGCCGTTCTTAAATTTTCTGTGAGTTTCAATAAAGGAGATAATAAATGCTTTTAAATCCCCTTCCAATGAGGCAACCTGATCCTGCGCTGCCTTTAGCTTTTCTACCAAATCAAATCCATGCATGATTAAAACGTTTTCATACAAATTTAAAACGTTTTATTTTAATATTCCAAATAATCCCCCTACTTTCGTAAAAAAATAACTTCTATGTACAAATTCACTGTTCTTTTATTGGTTTTAGGGATTGCTTTTAGTGCTCAGGCTCAAAAGGCAGGGAACCCAGCCCCGGCAGATACGGCCAAAGTTCAGATCATGCCACCCACCGACAGCACAGGGCTACTCAACTACAATGACTTCAAAGAGTTATTGGATAAAATCCTTGGCGATATTCCTGCCAAATATTCTAATCCCATCTCTCAATTTTTACAACAACGTTTTCAGGAACGGGCACAACAATATTTGCAGAAACAAACGACTGGAAAGAAATAGTTCTACGCCCCGGCAACAACGCTCGGGGCTTCTTTTATTGCATTGTAACACAGATCTTTGAGTGCATCAGCGCCCCCCACCCTAGCAATTTCTTTATTCTGAAACAGAAGCCAAACTCCTACCTTTCTTTCTTCTTGGGGAATTGGTTTTCTTCCAGCATTAGACCGTGCTCCACCACTGCCTTTTCTTTTGGTACTTTCTTTTCTATTCACAACTAATGGTTTTAAATAATTTAACTAACGATTA